CCCGGCGCCAGCCCCGGCGCCCGCCGCGCAGGAGCAGGAGCCTCCGCTGGAGGAGGTACCGCCCCCGAGCGAGGAGCCGCCGCCGTCCGCTCCTGAGCACGCGGGGGAGGCCCCGCCGCCGCCCGCGCCGCCGCAGGCCCCGGCCGCCCCCGCGAGCGCCCCCGCGCCCGCCCCGGCCCAGCAGGCCGCCGCCGAGCAGGGGCAGGTGGTGCTGCGGCCTGGGGAGCCGACCGACTTCGCGGGCTGGAGTCAGGCGCTCTTCGCCTGCAAGGACGCGAAGAGCTACCAGGCGCAGCTCGCGCGCCTGAACCAGCTGCGGATCGCCAAGATCGTGCGGTTCACCAAGGATCAGGTGGCCGAGATGCGGGGCGTGCTGGAGAGCGTCAAGGTCAAGCTGGGGATCGCGCAGAGCTAACACCAGCGAGCGGGGGAGGTGGGCGCCTCCTGCCTCCCCCCGCTCGCACAAGGAGGCACCATGGCCGTTTCCTTCTCTGTCGGTGACAAGGTGATCTATCCGGGGCATGGGCTGAGCACCATCCTCGACATCGAGCACATGAGCGTGAACCGGGGCCAGGCTCAGTCGTTTTTTCGCCTGCGGATCGAGGAGACTGGCGCCAAGGTGCTGATCCCGATCGCAAACGCCGCGCACGTGGGCCTGCGCAAGACCGTCTCCCTGAGCGAGCTCGAAGACGTGCTCAGCACCCTGCGCGACCACTGCCAGGTGATCGACCGGCAGACCTGGGTGCGCCGCGCCCGCGGCTACCAGGAGAAGCTGCGCTCGGGCATCTTGTGCGAGGTGGCCGAGGTGTACCGCGACCTGCAGCTCTTGCGACAGGCGAAGGGCCTGCTCTCCTTTAGCGAGAAGCGCGTGCTCGACACCTGCCGCCGCCAGCTGGTGTCGGAGATCGCGCTTGTGCAAAAGGCGCCGGAGGAGAAGGTAGACGCGATGCTCCAGGGCTTCTTTGTGAGAACCCTCAAGGTGGGCGCCGCCGCGGCGTAGACTCGCCGCAGAAGGAGAACGACCCGTGAAACTCGTCTACATCGCAGGCCCCTACGCCGCGCACAACAGCATCGGCGTGTCGGGGAACATCCAGCGCGCGCGTGAGGTGGCCGATCAGGTGGCGCGCCTTGGCTTCTTCCCGGTCACCCCGCACCTGCTCGGCGTGGGCCTGGAGGACGCCGGGAGCACCGACTTTTGGTATGAGGGCACCCTGTCTCTCATGCGCCGCTGCGATGCGGTGGTGCTCAAGAACTCGGAGCACAGCAAGGGCACCGCGAACGAGCTGGCCGATGCGGTGGCGCGCGGGCTCCCGGTCACCTACCAGGACGACGACAACGGCTGGCAGCAGGCGCTGGTGCTCGCGCTGCGCCCGACCTTCACCACGCTCGCGGAGCTCGGCACGTGGGCCGGGGGGCGCCCCGAGCCCGCTGCGCTCCTCGCAGAGACGCAGCTCGCGCACAGCACCGTGGTGCTGCCCAAGGACGACATCATCACCGTGGAAGCCTGCGACGAGACCACGGCGAAGATCTGCAGCATCACGCGGGTGCCGCTCGGCTTCCTCCCCTCCTCGACGCGGGTGAAGCGGGTGCGCGAGTCGCTCTCCTCGCTGCGCATCTCGCAGCAGCAGGCCTACGCGCTGCGGCAGAGCAAGTCATGAGCACGTGGCTGGTGGATGGCGGGGCGCTGCTGGCGACGGGCTGGCATGCGGCACACCCAGATCAGGCGGCAGACACCGCGCGGCGCGCCTTCGTGCACCAGCTCTTCCGGGTGCTCGGCCAGCACCGCCCGAGCGGCCTCGGCGTCTTCTTCGATGCGCCGCCGCTGGCGCTGGAGCGCAAGCGGGCGCTGTGGCCCAAGTGGCGCGCCGATCGGCCCCAGAAGCCGCGGCAGTTCTGGGAGCAGGTGATCGACCCGCTGCGCCGCGTGATCGCAGCGCTCGGCGCGAGCTCCTGGTGCTTCACGGGCTGGGATGCCGATGACGTGATCAGCTCCGTCTGCGCGAACGCGCCCGAGGAAGAGCACGTGACGGTGCTCTCGCGGTCGCAGCGGCTGCATCAGCTGCTCGCTCTCGATGGGGTGGCCTTCCACGATGGCGCGAAGTTCGTGAGTGCCCTGGAGGCGACCGCAGAGGACGAGATCGAGCCGGCGCGGCTGTGCGAGCTACTCGCCATCACCGGCATCCGCGGCGACTGCCTGCCAGGGATCCAGGGCGTCGGCCCGAAGACCGCGGCGGCGCTGCTCAAGGGCGTCTCGCTCGCGCACGTCATCGAGAGGGCGAAGGATCCCGCGTGGGTGCTGCCTGGCGGCGAGAAGGGGAAGCGGATCAGCGCGGACCTGCGGAGCGAGGTGGTGGCAGCGCAGGTGCTCCTCAACTTCCAGGTGCTGCGGCTCGCCAAGAACGCGCCGCGCGCCCCATTTGAAGATCTGGCGCTGCGCCCGCGCGATGACCAGCGCCTCGGTGAGGCGCTGAGGGATATCAAGATGATGAGGCTGGCGAGCTGGGTAGAGAGCGCGCCGGACCTGGACCGGTGGGCGGAAGAGCCGCCCCCAGAGGGAGACAAGGGATGACGACGACGGAGAACGAAGAGAAGAAGGACCGGCAGAAGGATCCGGAGATCCTGGACATCGGCAAGACGGGGCAGGCCCTCAGCCTCCTCGCCACGCCGAAGCTGGCCGTGGCGCTGGAGCCGCTGCGCGCTCACGTGATGGACGCGCTCTTTCAGACCATCCAGGCGCCGCAGCGCGCGGACCTGCGCAGCGAGTACGGGATGCGCGAGCTCGTCCTCACTATCGAGCGGTGGAATCGCGAGGCGCGCATGTACCTGCAGGTGCTGATCGTCTCGGCGCCGCAGGCCGCGAACGTGCTCACGGATGCGCTGGCGCTCATCCCGGACGCGCCCGACCCGCGCGCCATCGCAACGCAGGAGGAGATGAAGGAGCTGCGCAAGATGGTCTCGGTGCTGCGCGCGAACCTGGCGGTGGAAGCAGATGGCCCCGCGGCGCTCACCCAGGCGGTGCTCGGGCTCATGCGCAGCGAGCATGGGCTGCGCGGCCAACTGGCCGGGGTGGTGAACACGACGAGCCTCGTGGGTCGCAACGCGCGCCTCGTGGAGCTGCCCAAGGTCCCGCACGGCACCGGGCAGCTGCGGTGGAAGGAGAAGACCCACATCGGCATCGTGCAGGCCGGGGAGTGGATGGCCTTCTCGGGGCCGCTCGCGCGGCGCCTGTCGCTGGAGCACACCGCGAGCAGCCAGGGCCAGGATCACCTGATCCATGTGGCGCTCCTGCAGATCTCCAGCACCTTCGGGGCCAGCACCGCGCTGAATGACCTGCTGGAGGTAGATGACGGTGAGGAGCCCGCGGCGTGAGGGGGCGCCGCATCGTGAAGCTGGCGGCCGGGGTGGTGCGCTTTCTCCTGGTGACCGCGGTGGGGCGCCGCAAGCCGGCGCCGCCCCCGCGGCCCGAGCGCCCGGAAGCGGCGCAGCTGCGCCAGGCGCAGGCCCAGATCGCAGCCCTGCAGGAAGAGCTGCGGGTGATGGAGACGGAGCTGCGCACGCTGCAGCAGGGCAGCGGCGTGGAGAGCATGGAGCAGCTGCGCGCGCAGGCCGCGGTGCTGGCGGAGCAGAGCGCCCAGCAGCTGCAGCAGATCGACACCCTGCGGGTCGAGAAGGAGACCGCGGCGGCGCTGCACCGGGCTGCGCTCCACGTCGAGAGAGAAGCGGGGCAGGGGCTGGCGATGGCCGCGAACCTGCTCCTTGAGCAGTTCAACGTCTGGGAGCACCAGAAGAGCTGGGCTCACTCCCTGCTCCCAGACCATGCCGAGAAGATGCGAGGGCTGCGCGATGCGTACCTCGCGTGGAAGGAGGCGAAGAAGTCATGAGCGACAGCGACAGCAAGCAGTGGGCGATCGTGGAGATCTTGGGGCGGCGCAAGCTCCCCGGGCGCATCACGGAGGCGCGGCGCTTCGGCGTGGAGGGCGTGAGCGTGGAGGTGCTGCTCGGGCCGGGCCAGCTGAGCGAGCCGCAGTTTTATGTGGGCGCCAGCCTTTTCTCGGTGCGCCCGGTGACGCAGGAGATGGCGCTGCGCGAGGCGGGGACCTGGCAGGTGCGCGACACGCTGCGGGAGCTCGGCCTCTCCGCCCCCGAGATCGAGGGCGGCCCGGTGGCGCTGCTCTCGGCGGGGGAGCGCACCGAGGGCGACCTGGACGCGGAGCAGCGCATCGCGCGGGCGCGGCTGCGCCTGCAGGGCCCGTCCTCGCTGCTGGTGCATCACCTCAAGCAGATCCTGAACGGGTCCGACGTCGATCCCGTGGAGTGGAAGAGCCTGCCCGACCTCACCTGGCTCAACGAGACCGAGGAGGAGGGGCTGCACGAGCTGCTGCGGTACCTGCAGGTGATGCTGCTCGGCGGCAGCGAGTTTGTCAGGGCGCTCGGTATGGTGAAGAAGCTGGCGGATGAACTCGACGCGACCTTGGGACAGGTGCAGTCGGATGACAGGAGCGTTGACCCTGATGCGCTCGCACTCGTCAAGGAAGCCGAGGAGTTTCTCGCCAAGTACGCACGAGCCTTCCAGCGGGAGCGCGAGAATCCGGGCGTGCTGCGCCCGGAGCTGTGGAAATTCGTGAACCTGCTGCGCAACATCCTGCGCATGGACAGCGTTACGCCTGTGAACGAGCCCACCCCGGATACCTTCGCCGATCGCCCCGATGATGATGACGACATCGACGACAGCGAGCTGCCCTGCTGATGGGGCGCAAGACAAGCATCCCGTGGTGCCACCACACCTTCAACGGGTGGTGGGGCTGCCACAAGGTGAGCCCTGGGTGCAAGCACTGCTACGCGGAGGTGTGGAGCCGGCGCACCGGCCATGGTGGGGCCGCGAGCCTGCCGATCTGGGGCCAGGCGGCGCCGCGGCGCTTCTTTGGCGACAAGCACTGGCAGGAGCCGCTCAAGTGGAACGAGGACGCGCTGCGGGCGGGCGGGCCGCGCCCGCGGGTGTTCGTGAACTCGATGAGCGACACCTTCGAAGATCGGCGCGACCTGGACGCGCAGCGCGAGCGGCTCTTCGCGCTCATGGACGCCTGCCCCGGCCTCATCTTCATGCTCCTCACCAAGCGCACAGACAAGGTGGCAGACCTCGCGCCCACCACCTGGATGAAGCACTGGCCGCAGCACGTGTGGCTCGGCACCACCACCGAGGATCAGGAGACCATGGGCTGGCGCGCGCCGCTCCTCCTCGGGCTCAAGCGCCAGGCTGAGATCCCGGTCGTGTACCTGTCCGCCGAGCCACTCCTGGAGCGCGTGGACCTTGGCCCGGCCCTCCCTCTCGATGGCCCAGCGGTCGATCTCGTGATCGTGGGTGGCGAGAGCGGGCCGCGCAAGATGGAGGTGCCGTGGGCGGGACAGATGATCTTTCAGTCGGTAGTGCGCCGCGTCCCCGTCTTCTTCAAGCAGACGGGGAGCGTTCTTGCGCGCGAGCTCGGCCTGAAGGATCTGAAGGGCGAGGACATCGAGGAAGAGGGCGTCCCGCACCACCTGCGGGTGCGCCAGCTCCCCGCGTGCGCGGCACAGGCGCATGCTCCTGTGCCGCTCCCCGCCGCCCCCAAGAGCCGCCGCGTCTTTCTCCCCACGCTCCCTGGTCTCCTCTAGCTGCGACGGCAGCTCAAATGAAGCCTTTACACATTCGTTCATTGCTTGCTATATAGCGAGCATGCCCGGCCCCACCACACAGCCTGCGGATGAAGAGAAGCAGGTGGCCCGCCGCTTCGATGTGCACGTGCGTGCGCTGCGCGCCGAGGCGCAGGAGCCGGTGTCGGCCGAGCGGGCGCGGTGGCTCGCGGATCGCGCCTTCGCTGCCGCCGAGCAGCTCCTGCTGGTCCTGCCCTCCCTGGAGCGCGGGGCGGTCGGGGGCCAGGCCGCTGCGCAGGTGCTGGCGGTGCTGCAGCACCTGTCCGCCGAGGAGGCAGAGGCGCGGGTGGAGCGCCGCGCGCACATCCTGCACGCCCACGGCTACGCGCAGGAGGCGCTGCACAAGGCGCTCTCGGCGCGGCGCTGGGCGCACACCGAGCAGGTGCAGGGGCGGCGCTTTGCGATCTGGGACGTGCAGGACACGCTCATCCGCTGCGCCTTCTCCGTGCGGGAGCTCGCGCACGTGGTGTCGATCCTGCCCCTGTGCCAGCTGGTCTTAACCACTTTCGAGGAGCAGCCCCGATGATCCTGCATGCCCCGGATGACGTGCCACAGGCCTTCCGCCTCTACCTCGCTCGCGCGCTGTGCGACAAGACGCGCCCCTTGCACGGCTTTGGCACAACGCAGATCTCGGGCGCGGCCTCGCTCGCGACGCTGCTCGGGTGCCGTGTGGCCCACGTGCTGCGCAGCTTCAACTATTACCACTGCCCCTTCTCGATGCATCGCGCCCTGGAGCACTTCAACCGCCCCGCGCGCCAACTCGGCGCCCACACCTGGCCCATGCTGGGCCTGGCGCGGCTGTCGATCCAGGGGCCATGGCTCGACATCGAGGGCGGGGACCTGGAGCATCGGCACTGGGTAGCGCTCGCCTTTGTCGATGGTATCGATATGGTCTACGACATCAACAAGGAGGAGGGGGGAGGCTGGGACACACGGGCGGAGTGGGAGACAACCACGATGCGGCGGCTCCTCGGAGAGGACGCCGACCACGAAGGCGCCACGGGCTGGCGCTTCTTCAAGACGCTGGAGATCATTGATCCATGAGGGATTTATACACACCGACCGATGTCAACGAAGCCGCTGCGCGCTTCAACGCCAGCTGCGGCCCCGCCGCGCTCGCCGCGGTGCAACAAAAGACCGTGTGCGACATCATGAGAGCCTTCCCGGGGTGGCGCGGCTACTGCAACCCGAGCACGATGAAGCACGCGATCGGCCTTGTCGCCGGGCGTGACTCCTTCGACGAGAAGCCGGGGACCTTCTGGCCGCTCCTCGGCCTTGGCTTTGTGCAGTTCTGCGGCCCCTGGGAGCAGGTGAGCGTGGCCGCGTCCTACCGGCGCACGCACTGGGTGGGCCTGGCCTTCGTGGATGGCCAGTTCTACGTCTATGACGTGAACGCGGTGACGGTGGACAAGAGCGCAGCCGAGAAGATGATCGGCCAGCCGTTCACGCTCGCGAACGTCGAGAAGGTGATGGCCGCGACGCTCATCCAGGGTGGCTGGGCGACGCGCGATCAGTGGGAGAAAGACACGCTGCCGCAGCTCCTGCGCACCACCAAGGGCGCCACCGGGTGGTACATGCGCCAGGTGCTGCAGGTGAAGAGGATCGCACCATGAGTCACCGCCCGCCGATCCTGCGGCTGCTGGCCGAGGAGCTGATCGTCGACAACTTCGCCGGGGGTGGCGGTGCGTCCACCGGGATCCGCTTCGCGACCGGGCGCGATCCTGACATCGCCATCAACCACGATGAGGAAGCCCTGGCGATGTACCGGGCCAACCACCCCGGCACGCAGACGCTGTGCGAGGACGTGTTTGATGCGGTGCCGCGCGAGATGACGGGCGGGCGCAAGGTGGGCCTTGGCTGGTTCTCCCCCGACTGCACCTTCTTCTCCAACGCCCGGGGCGGCAAGCCCTGGCGCGACAAGAACCGCGCCCGGCGCCGCCGGGGTCTCGCCGGGGTGGTCTTGAAGTGGGCGGCGCAGGTGAAGCCGCGGGTGATCTTCGTCGAGAACGTGCCCGAGTTCAAGAAGTGGGGGCCGCTCATCAAGAACGAGAAGGGCGAGTGGATGCCCGACCCGGCGCGCGCGGGCCAGTCGTTTCGGCGCTGGTGCTCTCGCCTCAAGAACCTCGGCTACGTGGTGGAGCTGCGCGAGCTCAAGGCCTGCGACTATGGCGCGCCCACGTCGAGAAAGAGGGTGTTCATCATCGCGAGGTGCGATGGCCTGCCGATCGTGTGGCCAAAGCCGACGCACGGGCCAGGGCGGGCGCAGCAGTGGCGCACCGCGGCCGAGTGCATCGACTGGCGCCTGCCGTGCCCGTCGATCTTCGGCAGGAAGAAGCCGCTCGCGGCAGCGACCCTGCGGCGCATCGCCAGGGGCATTCAGCGCTACGTGCTGGAGGCGGAGCGGCCCTTCATCGTGCCCCTGACACACCAGGGCAGCGATGAGCGGGTCTACTCGGTGGATGAGCCGCTGCGCACGGTGACCGGCGCGCAGCGCGGAGAACAGGCGCTGGTGGCCCCCGTGCTGGCGCGCATCGGGCAGACGGGGGGGAACGGATCCTACTCGAACGATGTGGGGGATCCGCTGACGACCGTCACCACCAAGGCAGAGCACCTGCTCGTGGCGCCGCTGCTGTCCCCGGTGAAGACGTGGGGCGGGGGCGGCAACGAGGCATCCCCCGCTGATCAGCCGCTGCGCACGGTGACGACATCGAAACGCGGGGAGCACGCGCTCATCATCCCGACTCTCATCCAGACCGGCTATGGGGAGCGCGACGGCCAGGCGCCGCGGGTGCCAGGGCTCGACAAGCCCCTTGGCACGGTGGTGGCCGATGGCCAGAAGCACGCGCTGGTGACGGCCTTCCTGGCGCAGCACTTCGGTGGTGGCAAGAACGGCGTGCAGACCCCGGGCCTGCAGATGACGCTGCCGCTTGGAACGGTGACCGCGACCGATCACCACGCGCTGGTGACAAGCAGCCTGGTGAAGCTCAAGGGCACGTGCAAGGACGGGCAATCTGTCACCGAGCCGCTTGGCACCGTGCAGGCGCAAGGGCGGCATTATGCCGAGGTGAGGGCCTTCTTGATGGCCTACTACACCGCGGACCAGGACGCGCAGCTCGGCCTGCCCCTGCCCACCGCGACCACCAAGCACCGCTTCGCGATCGTGACGGTCGAGGGGGTCGATTACGCGATCGTTGACATCGGCATGAGGATGCTGGAGCCGCGGGAGCTCTACAACGCACAGGGCTTCCCGCGCGAGTACGTGATCGACCCGATCCACAAGGGCAAGCGCTTCACCAAGACCGCGCAGGTGGCGAAGTGCGGCAACAGCGTGCCGCCCCCGGTCGCGGCGGCGCTGGCCAGGGCGCAGTTCGCTGAGGACGCGGCCTGATGCGCTCCTGCATCGAGTTGGCCCGGCTCCTGGCCGCCCGCAAGGGCATCGCCTGGGAGATGGAGCTCACCCAGGCCGAGAAGCTGCTGCTGGCGCGCCGGGTGCTGCGGCAGCAGGCCCAGATCGCGGACCTGCAGCGCAAGCTCAAGGTGGCGCTGCACCGGTGGGAGGATGCCGAGGACAACGCGGCCCAGCAGGGGCAGGCATACGAGCGGCGCATCGAGGTGCTGAGCGCGCAGCTGGCGGTGGCGGAGAAGGGCGATGGATAGCCTGCTTGGCGCCGGCGCCGCCACCGCGCCCCAGAACAACCGCCCCGACCGCGCGGACCTGGCCGACCCGCTGAGCCGCGGGGACGCCCGCGCCGCCGCGCCGCGCCGCACCGATGCGCGGCCCCTGCCCAAGGTGGAGTGGCCGAGCTGGGCCAGCGCCTGGCTCGCCGCGCCCGATGCCGCCTGCTACCTGCCCGCTGCGGAGGAGCCCACCCCGGCCGCGCAGGGTGCCCGGGGGCGCTTCCCGCTCGGGGGCTTGGTCCGGGCCACGGTGCGCCTGGCGGTGCCGCGGGCGGGGACGCTCGGCGTCGTGGTGGGCCACACCGCTTTGGGCGAGGTGTGCGTGCGCCAGGCGCCCGGGAGCCTGCTGGCGATGCCGGTGCCCGCTGCGCAGCTGATGCTGGAGCAGACCCCGGCGCCGCCCCCTCCCGAGGCTGTGAACCCGGTGCCGAACGAGGACGAGTACGACGATGAGGAGCTGCTATGAAGCGACGTGAGGCGGCGACCGACCGCCAGCAAGAGGTGCTGGACTTCATCAACAGCTACGCCACGGCGCACGGCTACCCGCCGACGCTGCGCGAGATCGGCAAGGGCCTCGGCATCCAGTCGACCAACGGGGTGACCGATCACCTGAAGGCGCTGGAGAAGAAGGGCTACGTGCAGCGCACGAAGCTGCACTCGCGCGGCATCGTCCTTGTGCAGGAGCAGCCCGTCAGGGCGTGCGGCGCGCCCGGCGCACCGCCACCGCCCGGGGCCGCGGTGGAAGAGGCGGTGCAGGAGACAGCGCGCCTGCGCCAGCAGCTCATGGCCGAGCTCGCGCGCCTGGAGGGCCTTGGCTCCGAGATCGTCGAGAAGATAGAGCTGCACGAGAAGGGCCACGGAGCAAAGGCGCGTACCTCGCTCACGTTCCTGCGCCGGGTGCTGGCATGAGCGCCGGGGCCTTCAGCATCGGCGGGCGCACGTGGCCGGGCCTCTCGAAGCTCATCGAGGAGGCGGGCGAGGTGCTGCAGGTGGCGGGGAAGCTCATCGCCACCGGGGGCCTCGCGCAGCACTGGGACGGCTCGAACCTGCGGGAGAGGCTGCAGGAGGAGCTTGGCGATCTCACCGCCGCGGTGCGCTTCTTCGCGCGCGTGAACAACCTGGACGAAGACGTGATCGCCAGGCGGGCGCGGGAGAAGGAGAAGACCTTCTGGCAGTGGCACACGGAGCAGGGGCGATGACGCGCCCCCTCTCGACGACCCCCCCCCGCGCCATCCCCTTCACCTTCCGCGGCGCGCCCTGGGTGGCGGAGCTGCGCGGGAAGCGCAAGGTGGTGCTGCTGCAGGCGGGCCGCGAGCTCGTCACCGGCTCCTGGGTGAACGGCCTGCTCACGCAGGTGGCGCCGGCCCCGGGCTCGGAAGGCGCGGTGCGCGGCATCAGCGTGGAGGCCTCGGCCGCGCTGCGCAAGCTCGCGGCGGGCGACGGCCAGCAGGAGCTGCTCGCGACATCGGAGGCCATGGTGCGCCAGGAGGTGAGCGACGCGATCGGGGCGCTGCCCGACGTGCTGCTCCTGTCCAACCCCATCGGCACGGCGCAGTTCCCCACCGAGCGGGGCAAGTACCGCTACGTGGACTATGGCCTGGAGGTCGGGAGCCCCGATCTCGTGGCGATGATGGGATACCGTCAGCCGCTGGTGGCCGCGCTGCCGCGCTCCAGCAGGATCGTCTTCGAGGGTGGGATCTGGTGGCTGCGGGGGGCGCAGTGGCTGGGCCTGGAGCTCAAGGCCCCGGGCAAGGCGCCCAAGGAGCACCAGGAGGACTGCCACCGGCGCTGGGAGGCGCACGGCGCATGGATCTGGCCCGCGATCACAAGCGGGGCGCAGGCCATGGCGGCGATCGAGGAGGCGCGGGCGCTCTTGCGAGCGACAGGGGCAGAGCCTTGCGAGGTCGATCGGGCGCTCCTTGCGGGCATCCGGGCCGACGGTGGCACATGATACGATCTCATCATGGCAGAAGGCTCGCCGCCGTCCTCCAAGAGCCCGGTGCGGCTCATCGTGATGTCACGCGCGCTCGCCGGGGTGACACAGTTCTCGGGGCTGGAGCACCACGATGGCGGATGGCAGGGAGTGCTATCAATCTCCGTCGCTGGTGTGGTGCTGGGCCTGAAGGTGCAGATCGAGGAGAGGCGCGATGAGAGAAAAGCCGCAGACGCAAAAGCGCGAGGATGGATCTACATCGTCGCTGGCTCCCCCGAGGAAGCCGCTCGCAAGATCGAGCTCGCCCACCACGAGATCGACCGCTACCTCGCCGCCCACATCAGGACCCACTGAGGAGGCAGGCCCCTTCCTCAAGTGGGCGGGCGGGAAGCGGCGCCTCGTGCCGGTGCTGCTATCGCACCTGCCGCGCGCGTGGAAGGCCTACCATGAGCCGTGCCTGGGAGGCGGGGCGCTCTTCTTCGCGCTGCATGGCCGCTACGAGGTGGCCTACCTGTCCGACGTGAACAGCGACCTTCTGAGCGCCTACCTCGCCGTGCGCGACCGCCCCGAGCATCTCCTGCAGGAGCTCGCGGGGATCCCAGTGACGCCGGAGGCCTTCGAGAAGATGCGGCGCGTGGACGCGGACAGGCTGAATCACCTGGCGCGCGCGGCGCGCACGCTCTACCTCGGGCGGTGCTGCTTCAACGGCCTGTGGCGCACGAACGCCGCGGGGCGCTTCAACGCGCCGTGGGGCAAGTACAAGGCGCCGCTCGCGCCGGTGCCGCGCCTGGTTCGCGCCGCGTCCCCGGCCCTCCAGCGCACCATCTTGCGGGCGCAAGACTTCGAGGCCTCGCTGCGCCTCGCTGGGCCGGGGGATCTGGCCTACCTCGATCCGCCCTACGACGGCACCTTCGCCGCCTACACCAAGGGCAAGTTCACGCAAGAGGATCAGCGCCGGCTCGCCACCGCCGCCCGCGCCGCCGCCGCGCGCGGGGTGCTGGTGATGGTCTCAAACTCCGCCACCCCCCTCATCCGCACGCTCTACGCGGGCTGGCGCTTCGTGCGCGTCACAGCCCCCCGGTCAATCAGCTGCAAGAGCAGCACCCGCACGCAGGAGGAGCCCGAGCTGCTCCTGCTCTCCTGGAGGTAACCCCGATGTCATCGAAGAAGACCCTGGCCCCCCGCCCCTGGACCCCGCGCAAGGCGGTCTCGGTGGCGTCGAAGGCGCGCTTGTAGAACTCGCCAGCGGCGCTGGCGTCATTGACGGTCAGGTAGGGGACGATCTGCGGCATGGTCAGCTCCTCTGGTTTGCTGGGTGCAAGCGCCTTTTTATGCCGCACCAAAACAAATGTCCAGAGAAAATCCGCTGGCTAGAGCGCCAGCTTGGCGCGCAGCTCCGCCTGCTCGCGCTTGCTCAGGCCCAGCGCCTCCAGGTCGGGCTGCTCACCGCGGATCATGCTGCGCACCGCGGCCAGCTCCTGGCGCGAGAGCTCCGCCGCGTGCAGGCGGTAGTCGCAGAAGGCCTCCCAGGCGGCGGGGACCCAGTCGGCCACCAGGCCGCCGATGGCCTCGGCATAGACGCGGATCTCGCGCTGGGCGTGGCTGTGCAGCCGCAGCGCCAGAAAATGCAGCAGGTTGTGCAGGTCGATCTTCCAGTACCACTGCGTGTAGTAGTTCAGCGTCAGGTTGATGCGCGCCAGCTCGCGCGCCAGCCCGTCGCGCTGCGGGTCGATGATCTGCCCGCCCTCGTCTTCGTTCAGCAGCTCCTGGTAGTGCGCGTAGCAGCGCTGCGCGTCATCGCGCAGCAGTTCCAGCACCGCCTGCGCCTGCTCCGGCGCCAGCGCCTGCGCCTCCCGCCCCTGCCGGTTGCTCTGCGACTGCGCCGCCAGGTCCTCCGCCCGCGGCAAATAAAACTCCCGATCCAGCACCGAATATCTCCCTGAATACTCATTCACGCTCGCCGTCCGGTGCCTGATCCACTGGCGGGCGATGAAGATGGGGAGCTTGACGTGGAGCTTTAGCTCGCACATCTCCAGGGGGGTGGTGTGGCGGTGGCGCATCAGGTAGCGGATCAGGCCGCGGTCATCGCGCAGCTTGGTGGTGCCGCGGCCGTAGGACACGCGCGCCGCCTGCACGATGGCGCCGTCATCGCCCATGTAGTCGACCACGCGCACGAAGCCGTGATCAAGCACCGGGGTGGCCTCAAAGAGGCGCGCCTCCAGCGCGGGCACGGTGGGGCGCCGCGTCGGCTGCTGCGCGGCGCGCGCCTCGTCGATGGCCTGCTGCTCTTCGGGGCGGAGGGGGTTGCCCGGGAGGGTGGTTCCAGAGTCCGACATCTCGGTCGTTGTAGCACAGCCGCGCGCCAACCACCAACTCCACCGCGGCGGCCCTACAGCGCGCCCGCGCCGCGAGGGTGCGCCACCGCCACAGACCCCGCCGCGAGGGCCCCACCGTGACCGCGCTTTCGCGCTAAAATGATCAAAGGCAGGTCATCCATGCTCAGTCCGGGACAGATCGTCGGCAACTACCGCATCACCCGCCCGCTCGGCCAGGGCGGCATGGGCGCGGTGTACGCGGCAGAGCACCAGGTCATCGGGCGCCGCGCCGCGATCAAGGTCCTGCACCAGTCGCTCTCGTCGGACCCGGCGCTGGCCAGCCGCTTCCTGAACGAGGCCCGCGCCGTCAACCTGGTGGAGCACCCGGGCCTGGTGGAGGTCTACGAGTACGGCGTGCTGCCCGAGGGCGGCGCCTACATCGTCATGGAGTACCTGGAGGGCGAGACGCTGCACGCCGCCCGCCGCCGCCACGGCCGCCTGACCCAGGAGGCGGCCGCGATCGGGCTGCAGATCGCCGAGGCGCTGGCCGCCGCCCACGCCCGCGACATCATCCACCGCGACCTATGGCCCGCTGCGCCAGCTCCTGGACGGCAGCTTCAAGAACCGGGGCAGCGCCCGCAACGCCCTGCAGATCGTCTGCGGGCGCACGCTCCTGCCCTTCCATGGCGGGACCAGGCCCGCGCGAGAGCGAGGCGGGATCTATATCCACATCGGCAATGGCGGCAATGGGAAGACGGCATTCCTCAGCGCCCTGTGCCAAGCCGTGCAGGGCCTGAAGCTGCCGCCCGAAGCCCTGAATGACATCGTGGCGCCAGCGGCAGGCCCGCGCACCCTGCGGGGCAAGCAGCAGGCCTGGGTGGCGAGCGCGAAGCCGCGCATGATCTTCGTGGACTGCGCCGACGAGATCAAACTCAGCGACGCGGAGACAAAGGCGCTCGCCACCGGCTACAACGTCCACCTCGCGGTGAATCGCATGCCGCAGAAGATGCCCACAGCCATCGCGCAGTTCGTCCCCGGCCAGGAGCCGGACCTGCGGCGCATCCAGATCATCGAGTGGCCCCGCTTCGTGCCGGCGGAGAACCGGAACAAGGAACTCAGCGAGCGCCTGGCCGATGACCCGGACCTCTTCCGCTGGCTCGCCGAGGGGCTGTGCAAGGACGTGGAGATGTGGGGCGCATGATCACCTGCAGCATCAGCTACGACGCCAACGCCAAGGATCCAAGCATCGGCGCCATCGGCATCACGGCGCCCCTGGCCGCCAGCGATATCGTGAAGCGCGTCTTTGCCGACCCGTCCCCGCCGCGCAGCGATGGCACGGTCTACGCTTGCCGCGGAGGCCGGGCGGCGGAGTGCGCGCGGCTCACGGGCCAGCTATCCCTGGCTGGCGTCGAGTGCGAGTGGCTGATCGATGAGCGGCCGCGGAGCGTCCAGTGATCCTCCAGCGCGCGCTCATCTGCGCCGCGGTGGCGCTCCCCACGACCATCGCGGCCCCGGCGCCCCTCTCGACGCCCCACGCGGCCTCACGGGCCCGGTGCGAGGACGACTTCGACTGCCCTATGCACTGGACGTGCGCGGCGCGGCGCTGCCAGCCGCCGCCTGATCCGCTTGCTCGTCCTCGTCTTCCCGCTTCGCGCTCTCGATGAGCAGCGGCGTGATGGGGAGGCGCGGCCCCGGCGCCGCCAGCTTCACCTCGCCCTGGGTGAGCACGTAAGACCCTCCCTCCCAGGCCAGCATGCCGCGCACCGCCTGGCGCCCGAGCAGCACCCGCTGCTCCTCCATCCGCGCATGGGCGATCTGCCCCTCCTGGCACACGATCCACCCGACCGACTCGCCGCTGCGCAGCGTGATGCTGGCGCTCCTATGCTCCTGCTCCAGCACCTGCAGGAGCGTGCCGAGCGAGAGCGCATCCATGCTGCCGCGAAGCGCCCCGGGCACAGGCGCTGCTGCCGCGCCGCCCCGGCCCTGCCACAGCGCGAGGAGCGCGGCGCCGCCGCAGGCCCCGCAGGAGAACACGGCCACGGCGGACAGGAGGAGCACGGGCAGCGAGATCACGAGGCCTCCAGGAGCTCCACGAGCCCGAGCATGGGGACAAGTGACCACACCTGATCGCCCACCTGCTTCTTCCCGTGGTGGTTGAAGCGGATCCCTGATGCGCAGATGCCGCGCTCGTCGGCGCAGTCGATGATGACCGCCACCGAAGGCACGCGCGGATCGGTGCTCTCCAGGAGCGCGTGTGCCCCCGGGGTGAGCGAGCGAAGCCAGCGTGCTCGATCCATGGATCTATTTTACGCCAGCGGCCTGATGTTCACGACTTTCCCTGCAGACCGAACTCGGCTATGTACTCGGCGACTGCGCTACAGATGCGCGGGTTTGATGCCTGTAGCACCGCGCACAGGTAGCGCTGGGCGCCCTCTGTCCTTGGCCACGGGATGTCAGGAGGCGGCCAGAGAAGGCCTGCTCGCGCCGCCTCCGCGAAGATCGCTGCTCTTTGCTCAACAAGCTGGATGAAGGTGTCGCGCAGTGACATGCGCAGAGCAAACACGCCGGGGGATTTTCGCGCAATGTGAAACGCGCGTGAGGCTGCTTCAGGCGCTCTTCCTGGGCCTGCCTCGCCTGCGGATCGGCACGTCGTTTAACTGCCCGACCTGGATGCCCGGACGAAGCGCCACCTCCTCGCACCAGGCGCACGCGATCGGCACAGAGTCACGCACGCGCACCAGCCGATCGGCGGGGATATTCTTCGAGCAGGACGGGCATCTCACGATGGGCATGGGGCAGCAGAAGAAGCACACGCCATCCACACCAAACAGGTGCAGCTGGCGCGGCTTCTTGCAGGAAGAGCACCCGCAGGCCACCTGCCCGAGGAGCGGCAGGAGCTGGCGGTAGCGCAGCGCGAAGCGCCAGAAGGTGCGCCGCAGATCTGGCCCGGCGAGAAGGGGCGGCGGGCGAACCTCTCCCCCGGGCAGCGTGATGGCGCTCTCGCTCAGGCTCGCGCCAGAGAACTCCGCCAGGCGCCGCTCGGCGTGGATGACCAGCGTGCCCGGGTGGGGCCCGAGCAGCGCCGGAGCGGCGAGCTCCAGCGGGCAGTCACTCAGCAGATAGATTTTCATCGGTCTCCTTCACGTACTTACGCGCCAGTGCCTCGATAAGCTCTGCATCAGGCGAGAATCCCCGTTTCTTCGCTTCGCTCAGAGCCCACCGGAGCCCGAGCCACGGGCCGATGGTGTTCTTGCTGCCCCCGCCGCGCTCCCGGGCGCGCTCCTGCTTTTGCTGCAGCGCCGGCACCACGATCTGCACCCCCCGCCGCACCAGATCCTCGAAGATGCGCGCCTGGCGCTCGGGCGGCGGCACCTCGGTGATGACGCGCAGCTGGTTTTTCTTCATCGCCACAGGCGCCCGCGTCTGCGCGGTGATCGGCGCGCCGCACTTGATGCACTGGCGGCTCTGCCGCTGGATGGCCGAGCAGCGTGGGCACGTGGCGAGAGAGGTCGGGCCGCTGCGCTGCAAACGGATGGGGTCGCCGTCGAGAGAGAAGGTGCGAATCTCGTCGAACATCCCGTGCCAGTGTACCGAGCCGGTGCCGTCCAGGAACACGAGATGCCGCTTCCCGGGCGCGGGGCGCAGGCCCCGCCCACCCATCTGCAGGAAGGTGCCCGTCACGTCCACCCGTCGCCACAGGCCCACGCATTCGAGCTCCCTGCAGTCCCATCCCTTGATGCCCACGCTATGGGTGCAGATGACCAGCGTCTCGCGCCGGCGCAGTCTTGCGCGAACTCCCTTACGCTTCTTTCTCGACGTGCTTCCGGTGATCGCCTCCGCGGAGACGCCCGCATCGAGGAAGCGGGTGACGAGCTCCGCGGCGTGGGCGCGGTTCGCGCAGAAGTACAGGGTGCGGCGCCCCGCCGCGAAGGAGAACCAGGCGGAGACGGGATCCCAGGCGAGGCGCCCGGCCTTGAGGGGTGCCTTGGGCGCGTGGATCACGCAGTCAACGAGGTAGCTGTGCCGCTCGCCGCCGCAGGGGCAGGTGCCCGCGGGGCCTTCCTGGTGGCAGGTGGTGCACAGGCCGTGCTGCTGCAGCCAGCCGACCTGGGGGCCGATCACCAACTCCTGGTAGAAGGCGCCGAGCGAGGCGCCATCGCCGCGCTGCGGGGTGGCGGTGAGGCCGAGGTGCCAGGCGTCGGGGTAGGCGTTTAGGAGCACCAGGGTGAGCGCGGCAGCGAAGCCGTGGCACTCGTCCAGGATCACAAGGTCCGCGGGCGGGCGCAGCTCCCGGGCGATGAGGGTCTGCAGGCTGCACACGTAGCACCCGAGGCCCTCCTCGTAGGGCTTCCCGGCCTGGATGATGCCCGCGGGGATGCCGTCGGACCTGAGGCCCTCTGCGGTGTCGTCGACCACCTCGTCAAGGTCCACCATGAAAAGGACCCTGCGCCCACGCGCGAGGGCCGCGCGGATCATCTCACGCGACACCGCGGTCTTGCCCGCGCCGGTGGCCATGACGAGAACGAGCCGCCGCAGGCCCGCCGCGTAGCGCTGGCGCAGCGCATCGATCATGCGCGCCTGGTAGGGGCGCAGGTTCACCGGGAGGCCTGGGTGCTTGGGTGGGGGCTCATCGCTAGCTATGTATAGACATGCTGGCGCGGGTGGGAGCAAGAAAATTGATCACGTGATCGATTTTCGGTTGACGTGATCAGACTCGCTTGCTATAAAGCTAGCAAGTAACGGGAGAGCAACGATGAGCGCGAAGACCGCGATGCGCATGGGGAACGATGGCGAGGCTGCGGCCCGCAGCGACGTGTACCACCTGAATCCGAACTGGATCACGGTGATCACCGATCGGAGCCACGTGCTCTATGACGAGCGCGTGCACCTGCCGCTCGATGAGAAGATGATCGCCTCGATCGCGCGGCAGGGGGTTCTCAAGCCCGTGCTGGTGCGCCTGAACGGCGACATCAAGGAACTCGTCGCGGGGCGCCGCCGCGTGCTCCATGCGCTGGCGTTGTGGAACCGCCAGGCGGAGGAGGGCGTTCCCGTAGATGAGCGCATCAAGGTGCCGTGCATGCAGCGGCGCATGACGGACGCAGAAGCCGTCGAGGCGATGATTGACGAGAACGAGGATGCGCTCCCCGACTCGCTCGCCAACCGCGCACAGAAGGCGAACCGCCTCTTGCAGCTGACGGGCGACTGGCCCTTCGTGCAGGCGAAGTTCCCGGGCTATGACCTGAAGGCGCTGCTCGCGGTGATCGAGCTCGCCAAGCCCGTGCAGGACGCGATCGACGCCGAGGAGCTGCCCCTGTCAGCGGCGCCCGACATGGCCTGCATCCGGCGCGAGGATCAGCCCGCGCGCCTGCAGGAGCTGATCACCAAGGGCCTGAACCGGGGCCAGGGCGTGAAGAAGGCGCTCAAGCAGATCAAGGCGGGCAAGACGGTCGCCGAGATCAGCGCGTTCAAGGGCCTCCTGCCCTCGCGCATGCGGGGCCTGGCCCACGCGCTCGACAGCGATCGGGTGGTGCAGCAGGACCTGTCGGCCTGCATCGCTCGCGCGGGCGCTCCTGTGGTGCTGGCGCAGCTCCTGCGCTACGCCGCGGGCGATGAGACGGCGATCGCGGCCTTCCCGGAGCTGATCACGGTGATCGGCGAGGTGGATGAGGCGCTCAACAAGAAGGGCGTGATCACCGGGAGCGCGAAGGCGAAGAAGACAAAGGCGCAGCGGGAGGCCGCGCCGCCCCCGAAGGCGAAGAAGACGAAGAAGTAACCCCTGATGCTGCCGGGGGGCTGCGGCAACGCAGCCCCCCGGCCCCTGGAGGCTCTCATGACCATCCATCTCCCTGCTCGCTCGGCCTGGCCCGCGATCGCCTTCCTGGTGGCGGGCGCGATCCTGTTTCTGTGTCGCCAGCGCGAGGCCTCGATCGCGTCCTACGTGTTTGCCGTGGTGGCGGGGATCGGCGCTCGCCTGAACACGCACTACCTGCTCTGGCAGGCCCAGAAGCAGCGCGCCCGCGTGGCCGCGCTCGGGGGCCGCCGATGACCTGGCTGCTCGAAGATCCGCTGGAGCGGGCGGCCTGCTACATGGGAATGCTGGCCCATGCGGACGCCGTGAGGACTCTGACCCTGTGCAACACCACCGCAGAGGCGCTGGCGGAGTCGTGGCGACAGGCGCTGCGCCGTGGCACAGGTCCGAAGCGCCGCCAGCACTTGGTGTCGGCGATTGGCTACGTGAGCCCGGCGCTGTGCCTGATGAATATCCCGGGGCTCATCGCGATCTACAACTCGGAGTATCAGCAGCACCTGGAGGCCGACGGGCCGCGGATCATCGCTGAGTGGGTGGAAGTCGAGCGCCTGCGGGATATCGAGGGTGGACAATGAAGAAGTCGGAGCGCAGCGCGATCGAGGGTTTGATTAACGATAGGGCCGAGGCACCAGAGCAAAGTTCAGGCTTCTGGCTCAATGATCGAGTCGGCGATCTGGGGTACTACGAGGGCGACTTCTGCAAACAATGCGTGCGGACAATGCCCATACTCACATCCCTCGTCATGTGCCATTTGTTCTCGATGCTGGGCGGCAACCTTGCCCCGGGCCATGAGTGGGAACCGGAGATAGCTCGGGGCTACCAGGGGTGCTTGCATTGCAAGGAATGGCTTCATAGTCCGGACAAGACCAACAACCGCCCCTGCCGCAGCATTCCAGGCCGCATTGTTGATCGCCTTGACGAGGTGGTTGATGGTGGCTGGGCAATCGAGCACGACAGCATGGTTACGTGCGACTTCTGCGGCATCGATATTTACATCTGCCCGACTGATTATTGTTGTCAGCAGGAGCTAGATCACTGGGAAGATTGCGGCCCTCCAGCCGACGGATATCAGTGGTGGCAGCTGAGCGAGATTCTGGACAACCTCAGTGATGAGCAGTGGATCGTCCTGCAGGGGCTGATGAAGAAATGGGGGGTGTCGTGATGGCGCGCCCCCGACTCGTGGCGATCGTCGAGGACAAGGAAGCCCCGCACGCGGAGCTGTACCGCGTGTATCTGGCCGAGGCGGGCGACATCCTCGGGGAGGAGGAGCTGCAGGCCGGGGGGCTGTGGAGCCTGCAGGAGGGGAAGCGCCCGCTGGCGACCCCCCAGAAGATGCAGGTCTTGGAACTAGATGCCATCCTCGCTGGCGAGGAGAACGGCGTGCGGAGGTACTGGCTATGAAGACGATCGGTGACGTGATGAAGCGGGCGCGCCGGGTGCGCTTCCACCTGCGCACCGCGCGCAAGAACACGCTCTACGCGGTGCAGGTGCTGCTCGGCGGCGGCCCGAAGATTGACACGGTGGTCACGCCCCCTGAGGGGCCGCAGCACCCGATCGAGTTGTGCAAGTGCACCTGCGGCCCCGACGCGCTGCCCAAGGATCACGACGCGGGCTGCCTGTGGCTCGCGCAGATGTGCCGCACCTGCGGAGGGGATGGCTGGTGCCCGAAGTGCGGAGGGGATGGCACGGCGCTGGCACCCCAGGCGCCCGAGTGCCCCGAGAAGGGCCGCTGCCACGGCTCGCTCAGCTGGTGCGACATCTGCGGCAACGTGTCGCTGCAGTGCGACATGGCCGACTGCGATGTCCACCGCGAGCGGCGGCGCGACAGCCGAGAGGAAGCGGCCTACCTGATCGGCGTCGTCTACGAAGACCTGCCCAAGATCCCAGCGACGCTGATGGAGCATCTGCGGCGCGCGCACGTGTACAAGGACAGCAGCAAGGATCCTTGGTACGTGGACCAGGGTCATATGTGGGTGAAGCTGGAGCCCATGGCGGCGATCGATGCCCACAAGGAGCTTGTTCACTTCGGGTGCAGCGTGCTGGTGAAGGATCCGCTGCCCACGAAGCGCCCCCCGCACGGCGATCCCTGCACCCACTGCCGCGGCGAGGAAGATCGCTTCGGCATGAGGTGCAACCCGATGCTGCCGCGCTCCACGAGGTACGCCCAGGCCCTGATCCAGGGCCTGGTGGCCGCGGGCGCGGAGCCGCAGCCAGCGGCCCGCGGCGAGGACACGGTGATACCGATCGACGTCCACAACCTGATCCGGGAACTGCGGGCGCAGATCGCCAAGCTCACCGATGAGCGCGACGACGCGAACAAGGTCGCCTACATCATCGGAGAGGAGGCGCAGCAAATAAAGGCGCGCCTCGCTGCCGCCGTGAACCTGGCGGGCATCAAGGCGGGGCGCGACGCGGAGCTCATCGAGCTCCTGGAGCAGGCCGGGATGGGGGCGCCAGGCACGCCGAACAACCTGGTGGATATGGTGAAGGAGTGCATCGGCAAGATCTGCCCCCACACCGAGGATAAGGGCTGGTTCAAGTCATGACCGGCGGGGTGCTGGTCTCGCTGCCCTGTGGTGACTACTTCACCCCGGGGCCAGTGCCTCTCGACCCCGCCGGGGTGAGGGTGGTGCTGCCCCTTGCTGGCCTGGAGCCGGAGCTGGTGAGCGCGGCGCTGCGCGAGCGGAGACTGCTCAGCATCACGCTCGGGCCGGTGCTGGGGCCGCGTGCGGCGGCGGAGCTCCTCATCGAGAGGATGGATCCACCGGGGCCTGATGGCGTGGTCGTGCTCACCGTCTACCTGCGCAGCAAGGAGCCCGCGTGCTGATCGAGCTGTGCGCCGGCTCGGCGGCGGTCGCGTGCGCCTGGATGAAGACCGAGTGCGCGCCGCCGCTGTACTGGCAGGGCAGCAAGAGGAGCTACGCCCGCCAGCTCCTGCCGCTCCTCGGCCTCGCGCCGGGGGCGGGCTGCAGCGAGCGCGTGGTGCTGTGCGAGCCGGGGCCGTGGGGCGAGGCCTGGACCCACTGGCGCACGGGCGCGGGGCTGCGCCACACCATCACGGCGCTGCGCGGGTGGATCGGGCAGGACCCGCGCACGCTCTGGCTCACGCTGCGCGACCGCCCGGTGCCTGCGGACCCTGGCGAGCGCGTGGCGGTGTGGACGGTGCTGCAGTGGTGGAGCTACGGCAGCAAGCCCGTGCGGGCCGAGGGGGGCCGCTGGGTGACCGCGGGCATGGACACCGCTAAGGCCTACCGAGCGGAGGCGCGCAAGAAGGCGCTCGCGACCGGCAACAAGAGCGCCGAGTCGTGGGCACAAAAGAGCCAGCTCCTCGATATGGTGGTGCGGGCGCTCTCGCTCCTGCCGCCGCTCTCGGGCCTCACGGTGCTGCAGGCGCGCGCGCAGGACGTGACGCCTGTCCCTGGCGCCCTGGTGCTCATCGACCCGCCCTACAAGGGCACCACGTGCCAGTACGGCCATGAGTTCCCGCGGGCCGAGGTGCTCCTGGTGGCGCGCCGCTGGCACGACGCGGGCTGCCGCGTGGTCTTGTGCGAGCAGGAGCCGCTGCCGCTGCACGGCTGGCACAGCCGCCAGCTCGGCCGCGCCGCGAGCGGCGGGCGCACCTTCTCCGCCCAGCAGCAGGAGTGGATCACGATGAACTTCGAGCCGCGGGGCCAGGAGCAGCTGCGGCTATGAAACAGATGGAGGTGCCTGTGACTGGAATTATGCAGCAGTGGACTCATGCACTTGGCCTGCGTCAGCAGGGCGGAAGAGCACGACCTTCCTTATGGCCTGGGATCCCCACCTGTTCTACGCGATGGCGATGCAGGTTGCCGGGGACCATGACTGCCTGCCGCATCACTACATCATGCATCTCGTCCACGCCGCAGAGGTCATCGGGTACAACCACCCTCAGGACGAGATCCGGGGCCATTTCCGTAGCTGGTACCTGCTGATGTGCAGGAAGCTCCACGTCAACCCAGAGACGGAAGCGCAGATGAACGAACGCCTCAACGCCGATGAAGAGACGTTCCTGGCTGGTCAGTGAAGAGCCGCGTCCTCATCGCCTGCGGCGGGCGCGACTTCCGCAGCGAGGAAGAGGCCTTCGCCTCTCTCGACGAGGAGCACGCGCGGCACCCGATCGCGCTCGTCATCCACGGCGCTGCGCGGGGCGCAGACACCATCTGCGAGCGGTGGGCGCGCCTGCACCAGATCGACTATCGGGGTTGCCCGGCGCGGTGGGCGGTGCACGGGAAGGCGGCGGGCCCGCGGCGAAACGCGAAGATGCTGCAGCTGCTCCTGCGCTACCGCGGGGAGGGCTGGCCGGTCGGCTGCTTCGCGCTGCCGGGGGGCACGGGCACGGCGCACATGGTGGGCCTGTGCCGCGCCGCGGGCGTGCCGATCCTGGGATGCTACGCCGCTGGGTGATACCCTGGCAGCGTGGCACCCTGCGCAGCGCCTCTACACCCGCTCCACAAGCCCGGGGAGGGTGAGCGTGGTGCGATCGAACTCCAGCCGGTACAGCGAGCCGCTGAGCGTCCACACCTCGTAGGGCATGTGCCGCGTGTCGTGCTCGATCTCGCGGATGGCCGACGACCACCACACGTAGCCCCCAGGGAGGCGCAGGCACAGGGGGCGCCCGGTGCGCACCGCCTGCCCGGCCTGCTCATGAGGGAGGTGCGCATCAGGGTCGGCGATCTGTGCGCGCAGCACCCCGTCATCCCCGATCCGCTTGCGGATGAAGATCGCGAGGTGGCCGCTGATCGGCTCGGCCGCGAAGACGCTCGGCCTGTCGCTGCCCGTGGCCCGGGTAGCGATCTTTCTTACCTGCACTCGGAGCACAGCTGCACCTCCTTTCCGGGGTGGCGTTTGCGCACAGATTCAATCACAGCAGCAGCCGTGCCTGCTCCGACGCAGCCCTCCTTGTCCCCGAAGATCCAGTGACCGAACCAACCATCAAAGGTCTGCTGCAGGCGCAGCAGGACGACAGAACTGCGCATGAGCCTCCTTGTCCCCGTGATACGGGCAGATTATCAGGAAGTTCTGACATAGCGACAATGGTCGTATCTGCTGCGCGCGTTGTGGTCGTATCTGCCGCGGCCCCCACGCCGCTGCAGCTCCAGGTGCTGCGGGCGTGCCCCACCTGGCGCCGACCCGCGGACCTGAGGGGCATCGCCGCGGAGCCCTACCACCTGCTCGCGCGCCTCGTGCGTCTTGGGTGGCTGGAGAAGGAGGAGCGCGCGCCGCAGCGCCTGCGCCGCGACCGGGGCAAGAAGCGCCGCCGCCGCGTGTACCGCATCTCGGCGGCCGGGGCTGCTATCCTGGCATCGCTGTGACCATTGACCCAACTGCACCTTTATTTCAGGCTCTCCTCGTGATGCTGGCGTTCCATCTGGTGCTGCCGCCGCTGTGGGCGGCCTTCGTGGACGGGTACACGGCGATCGTTCTGGCGCATGCGCAGGCGCGCGCCATCGAGAAGAGCGCGACCCTCATTGCGGCTGCACGGGCCGATGTGATTCGGCTCGGCACAAGGAAGGCATCCCGTGGATCCTGACACCCTGCGCATGGCACGTGCCTGGCGCCTCCGCACGCTCGGGCTCCTCATCGCCCTTGGGCTCGCGGGCGCACGCCCGCTCCCTTCGCCGCCCCCGGCCCCCGCGGCGCGCCCTGTCGCCGCTCCGCCGCGGATGCTGGAGGCCAAGTCAAAGACCTGCGACCCCGCCTGCAAGGCCCCGGAGATCTGCGCCGACGGCACCTGCGCGATGCCCGCGAACAAGGTCCACGGCGAGCCGCACAGCGCGGCGCAGGTGCTGTGGACCTTCGAGACGCTGCGCTAGCTGCCCCCTGCGCTGACCAGGCTCGGGTGATACGCTTCCCCTATGTCCACGCTGCCGATCGTCAACGACTTCCCCACTGCCGCGCCGGGCTCTCTCGGGGCGGTGCAACTAAATGGCCCAAGGGCGCTGCTGGAGCTGTACAGCGAGAGCGACCGCCTCAGCGCACAGCTGCTCGTCTACGGCATCTCCTCGAAGTGGCTCCCCGTGGGCGACCTGCTCACCGTGGACGGCACGGGCGGAGACACGGTGCAGGCGCGCCTCAAGCGCAGCACGCGCCGCATCTTCGACGTGGAGCAGACCGCCTACTACCTGCTGTGGCGCACCACCGCGGCGGGCAGCGCGTCGGCGCAGGTGGCGGACCTGGGCACCGGCGGCGGCGGGGGCCTCCTCATCCAGCCGATCGCCGCGGGCAACATCACGCTGCTCGCGGGCCAGCTCGTCGGCTTCAGCGTCTCGGGCGACACGGTAAACGGCGTGGGCGCGCCGATCACCGTGGAACTCGGCGCGGCCGACGTGCGCAACGCATGGACGGTGCTCATCACCATCGCCGCGGTGACGACGGACAGCGGCGCCGAGACCCACCACGCGGGCGCCGCGGGGCTTTTCAGCGTCGTGTCCGATGGCCTCGGCGTCGTGGCGCTGCAGCTCGCGACCCCGGTCGGGGACGATGAGGTGAACACCCTGGCGGGCGATGGCAAGGCGGTGCCATCGGTCTCCATCGTGAACAACAAGGTGGTGCTCACCTTCACCCTCGGTGGCGACCTGGGGATCCGGTCCTACCTGAGCCTGGGGGGCAACTTCGACACGGTGCTGCAGGCCTCGCCCGCGGGCCCCGGGGGCAACGCCATCACCATCGCCACCGTGGCCGACTCGGGCACCAAGGCGGGCTCGCTCACCAAGAGCGGCAACGCGATCACCCTGCACTACAAGGACGGCGTGAGCACCGTGGCCGACATGGAGGCGCTCTTCGCGACGCCGGTCTCTGTCACCTACGGCACCGTCTCGGTGAAGACCGCAGGCACGGGATCGACCATCCTCGCGGCGCCGGGCGACACCCACAGCGCTACGGCCATGGCCTTCGGGGACGCGCCCAAGCCGACGAGCTTCAACGTGTCGGGGATCGTGACTGCGGCCAGGCCCTAGCCAGCGAAGGGGAGGCGGACGAAGCCCGCGAAGTCGCGCGGAGGGCGATCGGCCCAGCTGAGGGTGTCGCCGTGGTTGCCGTCCATGGTCTGGATGCTGGTGGCGCTCGTGGGGAGCGCGATCACGCACACGTGGCCGCGGTCGGTCTGGGGGTTGTAGATGACCGCCACGTCGCCGGGCAGGGCCTTGCTGAGCGGCACCATCGCGCCGAACTTCTCGGCGAAGCGCAGCCACCCGCTCGCGCCACCCAGGCCATGCCACTCGTCGAGAGGGCAGGGCGTGATGTCGAGCTGGTCATAGGCCTCGCGCGCGAGGTACTCGCAGGCCAGGGCGCACCACATGGCCCCCTTGAGATAGCGGTTGCCGTAGCGGCCCTTGTATCCCTGCAGGTACTTGTCGATCAGCGGTCCCTTGTTCGCGCCCGACGGCTCCTCGTGCACGCCGAGGTCGCGCTGGTACAGCTCCAGCAGGCGTCGGGCGACGGGGGTCGGAGCGAGGTCGAAGGCGGGGGTCTTGCTCATGGGGTGGTGCCTCTCTCGGGCGCGGTGATGGTGAGATGGTGCCAGCCCTCGAAGAGCTCTGCGGGCCGCGCCTGGCCAGCAGGCACCACGACGACGATGCTGCCGCCGACGTTCATACGCGTGAGCACCACGTTCTGCAGCCATCCAAAGCGCGGCGCTGCGTGGAGCTCGTCAATCGCTTCCCGCCCGAAGGGATCGACGAACGCGAGGTCGATGCCTCGGCCCGTGAGCGGCGCGCCCGGAGGCGCTGCGTGCAGGCGCCCGCGCTCCTGGGTGGTGTACGCAGATGGGAAGGCGGACGGGATCAGGGCCGGGCCGCACAGGGACGCGATGCGCCGCAGCCCGCGCAGCGTCTCTTCCTGGCTGCGCGCGCCATAGAGGATGTCGCCCTCGGGGTTGCGCAGCACGCGGTGGCAGGCGGCAGCGAGGAAGAGCGAGGTGATGGCACACTCGACAGGGGGGCGCTCGATGAGGATCCGGTGCTGCGCGGCGCCTCGCGTGATCTCGTCGAGGAAGGCGCACAGGTTCTCCTGGTGGGGCTGCACGGTGACGCCGGGCACTAGGAGCGGGATGAACTCGCGCAGGGGGTTCAGACAGGCGGAGCGGGTGAGCCACAGTGCGAGCTTCATGGGGTTCCCTCGAAGGTCTTGCGGGTCAGGGCCTCTTCCGTGCGGGCGGCAGCGTCCAGGGCGCTCTCGGGGCCGAGCAGCTGCTTCAGGCGATCGACGAGCGGCGCGGTGTCCGGGGCGGCGAGGGCCTCGATCGCGGCGATGACCGCGGGCAGGGCCTTGGCGCCGGCCTCGATGATCGCGTCCAGGGGGCTCATGGAATCAGCCACGGGGCGCCTCCTCCCCGGACACCCACCCAGGGCCGCCCGGGAGCTGGCACAGCGCCATCAGGCCGCACAGGCTGGAGACGGCGTAGCCGATCTCGCGCCGCAGCTGCGGGCGCTGGCACTGCTCGATCTGGCGCGCCTCCCCGGGCCAGGCGCCCTCCGCCGGGGTGGGCTCGTCGTCATCCCACCAGCTCCGCCAGGTGACGCCCTCCTCGTAGGCGAAGAGCAGTCGGCCATCGGGCCGGAAGCACGCCGACAGGCCAGCGGTGATCGGCGGCTGGGCCGCGGCGGGGGGCGCTGCGACGGGCGGCGCGGTGATCGGTGGCGCTGGCGCGGGCAGCGGCGCAGGAGCAGGCGGTGCTGGCGCGGCTGGAGGCGCGGGAGCAGGCGGCGGCGCGCACGCGGGCGCGATCGGCGGCTGCTGGCCCGCGGTGAGCGCCTCCGCGGCCAGGCACAGACCCTCCGCGGTGCTCCTCAGCCATGGGCTGGGGGCGACGCCGAGCGCGGGCAGCGCCCGCAGGATGTCCGACACCAGGCTCACCGATCCGGCGGTGGCCAGGAGCGCCTGGCGCTCGCGATCGGGGGCCTTGGCGGCATCGACCACCGCGCCCGCGTCCAGGATCGCTGCGCGGCCGAGGTTCACAGCGGCCCGCAGCTTCTCCCAGGGCTCCATGCGCTTCTGCCACTCGGCCAGCGCCTTGTCGCTGCCGCCGGGGCCGCTTCGCGCGAGCTGGAGCAGCTGTGGGTCTTCACGGGCCGCGCGGGCCGCGCGCGAGTACAGCGGCGCGGTGGTCTTGTCGACCATGTTGATCACCGCGGCGCTGGTGATGATGACGCGCCGGGTGGCCGTAGCGCAGCCCCCCAGCAAGATCAGGCACAGGAGAAGGAGCGATCGTCTGGTGTGTCCCATGCGTCGATCGTAGCAGATCGGCCTGCTTGATCACGCGATCCAAAGCAAGCTATAAAGCTTGCCATGACACACACCGCAGACGACAGGTCCCCTCTCGACGAACTCACCGGTGCCGACGACTGGCGCACGGTCCACATCGAGCCCACCGCGGCCCGCACGGTGACGGAGGCCATGGTGCTCCTCGCCCGCCGCGCCGCCGAGAAGGCGCTGGAGCCACAGGCGCCCACCCCGCCCCCCGAGGGCGTGAACGGCCACCAAGTGCTGCAGCCGCAGGGCGTGCCGTGGGCGCACATCTCGCGCCTGCTCGGCATGATGATCCCGTGGCTGCAGAAGTCGAGCGGCACGGGCCCGCGGCCCAAGCCCTTCTCGCGCGAGGCCGATCTCTTCTTCCCCCACGTCACCGCAGGCGCCATCCGCTGGGCCTATGACGAGCTCGCGCGCGTGGTCGATGAGCCGGCGCAGCTCGCGCTCGCAGGCGCCCTGCATCAGGTGCCTATCGCGTCGAGGGAGAAGAGCCAGGGCATCATGGCGGTGTGGATGCACCTCATCGCCACCGCCAAGGCTCACGCGGCGGCGCTGCCGCAGGTGCAGGTGGTGGACGGCCCAAGCGGCAGGCAGCTGGCGGTGCAGGTGGGCAACATCATGCAACCGGTCTCCCAGGCGCAGGCGGCGGCCTGGCAGCAGGAGCGGATGCAGGTGGTGAGCTTGCGGGAGATGCTGATCTACGAGGCGACGGTGCTCTCGTACCGGCTTACCGGCCTTGACTGGCGGCAGAAGCCTGCGGAGCCGGCGCAGGCCCAGACGGCGCAGGAGAAGCCTTCGGCCTGAACAGGGTCCACAGCCCGAAGGGCGCCTGCCAGGAGCCGCGCACGTCCTTCGGGGTGATGAGGCTGAGGAACCGCAGCGCCATCGCCAGCACGTAGGCCACCCCCCGCAGCGCCTTCACCCGCAAGAATCCCGTGATCACCGTGGGGAGGAAGGCGATCACAAGACCCCGGTGCAGCGGGTCCTGCAGCCACAGCCAGCTAGCGAGAAGGAGCCCCCGCATCAGACCAGGCGCAGCGCCTTGGAGGCGCTCGGCGCGTTGCGGATGTGGGCGTTCACCTTCGTCTGGATGAGCGCCGCGTTCGAGATCAGCAGCGCGACGCTGGTGGTCGGGAACGTGCCCGCGGCCAGCGTGTTCGAGCTGTCGGCGCCCTCATGGAACGTCGTGCTCACGCGGTGGGCGCTGTAGCTCGTGTTGATGGCGTCGCACAGGGTGAACAGGCCCGCCGGGTAGGAGACGCTCGCGGCGCCGATGGTGTTGTCGGTGTCGTCGCCGTCGGCGCCCGTGTGGTAGCTGCCGCCGGTGTTCGCCATGTGGGCGTTCAGGTCCGTCTTCAGCTCGTTCACCAGGGTCTTGATCGTGTCCCAGTCATCGCCGTTGGCGTTGGCCGAGGTGATGACGTTGGTCACGTCGGCGGCGCCGTGCACGCCGCCCGCGGTGAAGGCGACGTGCGCGTTGCACTGCGACTTGGCGTTGTTGAGCTCGATCGCGAGCTCGTACTTGTCGCTGATCGTGCTGGAGGTGGATCCCAGGATGTTGGTGCTGTCCACCGCGCCGTGGTAGCTCCCGGTCGACTCGTCGGGCTTCTTGTTGGCGATGTGGTGGGCGTAGGAGGTACGCCACGCCAGGTACAGGGTCTTCGCGGCGAGGAAGAAGGCGGCCTCCAGCGCGGCGCCGTCCATGTCGGAGGCGGCGATGGTGTTCGAGTTGTCGGCGGCCTTGTGGGCGTAGGTCTTGCTGCCGTCGCTCGCGTTGTGGCGCTGGTAGTGGTCGTTCAGGACCGACTTCGCCAGGTTCAGGGTGGTGGCCACGGTGGCGATGGTCGTCGGGGCGCTGCCCGACACGTACACCTCGGTGCCGTCGGACTGCACCTCGCTGCCGTCGTAGTGCGAAAGGCCCGTGAAGTCGCTCTGGCGGTGGTTGCCGTTGATCGCGCGCACAACGGCGGCGTGCGGGGCGCTGGCGGTGGGGACCTGGAATGCCATGGGGTGCCTCCTCAGGAGATGATCGGATCGGGTCTGCCTGATCATCGCATGGGGGGCGGACGCGGCGCTAGAAGGAGTAGCCGAGCATGTCGATGCTCACCGTGGTGGTGGCGGCGTTCACGTAATACTCGAGTTTCCGGTCGGAGCTGGTGTGCAGGTGCAGCGTCTTGGCCTGGCGGTCGTTCGCGCCGGAGGAGGTGGCGGTGCGGATGCCGGCGCCGCCCGCGAAGTCGGCGCCCTTGGGGCCGAGCACCGAGAAGCCACTGGCCGCGATCGTGGTGATGGTCTCGGTCTGCAGGCTCACCAGGGCCGCGTAGGGCGGCAGCGCCTTCACGGCCATATCGATCGCGGTGGCCACGGTCTGGTTCCCGGCGAGGACGAGGCTGATCGGCGTCTCGTAGATCACCTCGTTGCGGTTCTGGTAGAACCTGCGGATCTTGGCGCCCGCATCGGTGCAGAAGCCCCCCACGAAGCGGTGGCTCACGGTGCCGAACATGAAGAAGCCCGTCGGCTCGGGCATCACCGCGGAGATCTGGTACTTGGGCAGGCCCGAGACCACATCGAAGTACAGGTAGATCGCGTAGTTCTTGGAGCCGTCGAAGGCGGGCGCGCCGGTGTCGAGCTGCGCCACGGTGATGTTCTGGGCCGCCATCGAGATGAAGCGCGGGGCGCTGGAGCTGTCGGTGACGATGACGCCCCCGAGCGCCGCGGCCTGGACCGTGGTGCCGTCGATCGACGAGAGGCGCACAGGCCCACAGGGATCGCTCACCATGCCCGCGCGGCGGAAGTTGAAGACCCCGCGGTCGGCGAGGTCTTTGACCATGTTGTTCGTCGCGTCTGCCGTCGCGGGCTGGTTCGTGTCCGGGAGCGTGAGGGTGGTCGGGTACTGATCGGATCCTGCGTATGACGACATGGCCTAGCCCTCCTTGTAGCCGCGCACCCAGATGGAGCAGAAGCCTCCCTGCGCCGGACTGTTCTTGTACTCGATCTCCTGGGTGCTGCCGAGCATCTGAGGGTACTCCTCCGAGTTGTAGGAGCGCTCGGTGCCCGCTGCGTTGCCGATGCCGCTGTAGAGCACGCGCTCGTTGATCGAGCCCACCGCGCGCACCCTGAGCACCTCGCTCACCGGCTGCGCGTTGTACACCTCGATGCGCAGGTGCGCCACGGTCGCGTGCGGCGGCAGGTAGGGCTTGAGGTTGAGCGTGGTCCACCCCGCGTTGCGGCTCTCGTTTAGGACCAGCTGCAGCCCCTGATCGAACATCACGTCATAGCCGGTCTTCTGGCCACGCACGATGACCCCGGCGCCATCGGTCATGAAGGATCCGATGTAGCGGCGGAAGTCATCGGTGGCCTGCGCCGAGAGGTCCGCGCGGGGCTTGTCCTCGCTGATGGTGTAGCTGTACAGGCCCGCCGCGTACTTGAGGTAGATGTAGTAGGGCGTCGATGGCTTGAAGGGCGGCGCAACATCGAGCTTGGCGATGTTGATGGTCTCGGCCCCCCGCGCGTTCGCCTGGAAGCGGTTGCCAAAGGGCGCGATCCGCTGCAGGTAGGTGGGCACCGGCGAGATCTTGAGGTTGGCCCCGTCGTCGCAGCGGATCCGCGTGTGCTGGTGGATGGGCGCCGCGCTCGCGAGTGTGGTTGCGTTGAGCAGGCAGTTTTGCAGCGCACGAAAGGCGCGGCACACGCTCTCGGCGTCGGCGATGTCGAGATCTTCGGGGATGACGATGACGCCCTGATCGTCGGGCGCACCAGCGTAGCTCTGCATGATCTACTCCCAGGGCTCGCGCAGCCGCTTGAGCGCATAGTTGAGGTTGAAGCGAGTTCCGTCGCCGAAGGCGAAGCCACCGATCGGCGCGTTCCAGTAGATCTTGCCCTGGCCCGTGCACCACCACAGGCCCCCATCGCCCGCCACCCAGAAGTTTGTCTGCCGCGTGCCGTGGCAGCCCCACAGGTGCCCGAAGCCGATGGCGGGGGTCTTCACGTTGGCGTCTGCCACGCTCCAGGTGGCGCCGTCGTAGGCCCACAGCTCCCCCTGCGCCGCCGCCGCGGGCCGCACGGTGGCCATGGCCTTGCCATCCGCCGTGCCCCAGATGCTGCTCACGCTCCCGGCGTTCGGGGATGCCACCGCGGACCAGGCGGCGCCGTCCCAGTGGCGCAGCGTGCCGTTGTCGCCGCCGATCCAGATGTCGGCGGCCGAGCGCCCCCAGATGGCGAAGAGCGCCGAGGCGGTGAAGGTGGTGGTGGTGATCCAGGCGGTGCCGTCGTAGTGGTGCGCGACGCCTCCCGAGCCCACCGCCCAGACATCGTTTACGCCAGTCGAGAACATCTCCAGCAGGCCATCGGCGGTGAGCGGCGGGATCACGCTCCAGCTGGTGCCGTCGTAGTGCAGGAGCGCGCCGTTCGTGCCGCAGGCCCAGAGATCGGCGCCGGCGCCAGTGACCCCGGTGAGGGTCTCAGGGGTCGGTGACGTGATCGAGGTCCAGGCCGCGCCGTCCCAGTGCAGGATGCGCCCGAACTGCCCCACCGCCCAGACATCGCTCGGCGAGCGCCCCCAGACACTGAAGAGGTTCTCGGTGACGCCGGTTGCGGTGGGTGTCCACGCGACGCCGTTCCACAAAAGCGCGGTGCCGTTGTCCCCGACGGCCATCGCCTGGTAGCTGCTCCAGGTCCGCACGCTCCACATGGTGCGCGGCTGCGGGTAGTAGCCCGGGTAGGTGAACAGGATGCCGCGGCATGAGAAGTTCGCGCACTTCTGCTGCCGCAAGGTCAGGTACAGGCGGCGCAGCGCGGTGCGGTCGCCGGTGACCAGGCTATCCCAGTGCCCGCCGTCGCCAAAGACCCACGGATCCCCCCAGCGGCGGAAGGCGAAGGGGTGCGGGGGGTTGATGACCAGCCAGAAGCTGGAGTAGTGCAGGTTGAGCTCCTCCCACCAGCCGGCGCCCCACTCGGGATCGGTGCCAAAGGGCGGCACCACGCGGCTCGCGGGCGTTGGCTTGGGCAGGAAGAGCGGGTTGTGGTCGGGCTGGCCCGGGATCGTCGGCTCGATCTTGATCTCGTCGATGCCGACAAGGCGCCGGTGCTTCCACGCCCACACGGGCAGAAGCGCGCAGCTTGTGTACCCAAGGCGCGCCACCTCGTGAAGGATGCCCTCGTGCCCGCCCGAGCGCTCCCAGATGTTCCACGCATCATCGACCATGGTGCGCGTCTGCGCCGCGGTGAAGGCCTCGGGCTTCTCCAGGTTGTAGTTCTGGGCCAGGAAGGGCAGCGCGTCGTCGGGCGCGAACTGGACATAGCTCGCGGTGGTCGCGGCCTTCCACCAGCTCTGCACCTCGTCAAACTTCTCGCCCAGCACCGAGAAGAAGTCGCTGCCGCGCCCCTCGCCAAACAGGCCTTCAGTGAGGTAGTGCCAGGAGAGGAGGCCCCGCTCCAGGAGCATATCCTTGTAGCTGGCCATCAGGTCCCCCGCGTGCGCGCCACGAACTGCAGGCCCGTGTACTGAAAGCCCACCACCTCGTTCGCGGCAAGGCGCTTGTCAAAGAGGCCCGCGGGCCGGAAGTTCACCACGTTCGAGGCCGACATCACCCTCTCGATGATCTCTGCCCCGAAGATGAAGCCGCCCGGGTCGCTCTCGCGCTGGTAGGTGTTGAGGTTGGTGATCACTTCATCCTGCGACGCGGGAATATTCGCGCGGCTATTCACCTCGACCACCCCGAAGAGCGGCATCGGGAACAGGCGGCAGCTCTCTACCGCGATGGTCCCAAGCGGGCAGCGGTAGGGGTTGAGCTTGTCAAAGACGTTCTGCGTCACCGCCGGGGCCACTGGCCCCGCGTCGCCCGCGAGGAAGAGCGTCACCGCCCCGGGCACCGCCAGGCTCTGGAGGAAGTTGGTAAAGACCACCACGCGCTTCACGACCGGATCCGCGTCGCGGGCCGCGCTGATGTAGGCGTCCTCGGGGGCGTTTTGCAGGCGGCTCAGGCGGCCAAGGCGCGCCGCCGCGCGGGCGCGCAGCTCCGCCGGGCTCTCGATGTCGCTGCCGTAGAGGCTGATCCACGTGTCGGGCAGGCCATCGTTGTTCAGATCGATCGTGGGGGTGTTCGAGATGGTCACCCCGGGCAGGCTCACGTTGAGCCGCGAGATCTGCCCCGCGGCCACGTTCCACGCCGCGCCGGGGCTCTGCGCCTTGACGGGCACGTTCACGCTGCCGCCCGCGGGCAGCACCAGCGGCGCCGTGTTCGTGTTCGTGTACTTGAGGCCCCCGATGGTGCTCACCGTGTACTGCCCGCCGGTGATCGTGTACGGGCCTGCGGTCGGCGCGCAGGAGAACACCACCACGCCCTGCGTGAAGGCTGCAGGGTTCTGGGTGAGCATGTACTTGTTGCGGACGAGCAGCGGCAGCCAGTCATCCAGGGCCAGGTAGAGGAAGCCGCCGCGCGCGATGCTGGTGGCGCTCGCGTAGGCGCGCGAGAAGACGCGGGAGACCGCATCGAGAACGACGAGCGGCACGGCGCCCTCGTTCCAGTCATCGACCGGGAAGGGCGGGGTGCGGCCCTTGAGGCCCGCCAGCAGCTCATCGAGCACTTGCGCAGGGGTCTTGCCCGCGAGCAGCTCAGCCCAGGTTGGCAGCATTGAGGATCTCCGCCGTCACATTGTTAGCGCTGATCACCAGCGGGAAGGTGCCCTCGGCGAGGGTCACATACATGGTCACAAAGAGGGTGTCATCCTTGAAGGTGGGCGCGTCCACGCGCACGCTCAGGCAGCGCGCCTCGTGGGCACACACGCGCTGGATGTCCTTCGGGATGCTCGCGAGGCTGGCGGAGCTGATCTGCTCGCCCGCGTACTCGCGCAGGTCGATCGAGTTCCCCTTGTAGGCGGGGATGCTCGGCGCGGTGGTCACGCGCCGGAAGAGGTTGTAGAGCACGCCGATGCGCCCCTTGACCTGCGGCCAGTCGGCCCGCAGGCCGCGCTGCGTGAGCTCCACATCGGTGCCGTAGTTCGTCGCCATCATCCCACCTTGCTCTTCAGGCTCAGGAACTTCTGGCTCTTCGCAGCAAACTGCGCGAGCGCCGTGGCCGCGGTCTTGAGCGCCGCCACGCCATCGAGAGGGGTGACCACCGCGCCGAAGGTGCCAGAGATGCTGGCGAAGAGCCCGACAAGCTCGTTGATGAACGTGGTGCCGAGCACCATGGCATCGGTCCCGCCCGTCAGCTCCACCAGCACCGCATCAGGCCCGATCGTCATGCGCTGCGCCTGGTGCGTGACCTCGGTGAAGGTCGCGTCCTCCTGGCTCCACCACGTGGCCCGGGGCTTTTGGGGGTCTCCGTCCGCGAAGCAGATGAGCACCTTGGCGCCGGGCTGCAGCATGATGTCCCGCTGCGCGCCGCAGACCAGGATCGGCACCTTCGACAGGCCCTTGCCGAGCCTGGGGGAAGCGGGCTTGAGCTCCAGGGTGCCGTCGGCGTTTTGCACCAGCACCTCACACTCGTAGTGGGCAAAATAATCGACCGGTGAGAGCGCCCTCACGATGCGATCAAGGGATCGGGCGATGCCTCCGCGCCGGCTCATGCTGCGGCCTCCGCGTCGTAGTGCACGATGGTGCGCCAGGTGGTGCCGTCCACCAGGAAGTGCTCTGCGCGCCGCACGCGGTAGCTGTTCTCGTCGAGGGCAAGAGTCTCGGTGTCCTGCGGGTAGATGGTCACCCCGGGCATGATGGTGCGGTCGTCGCAGGCGAGCTCCAGGCGCCCCTGCTGCAGGTGGTCGCGCAGCACGTCGGCGGGGACGAGCTCTTCCTCCCAGGTGCTCTGCCCAAACCACGTGGTGCCATCGGGCCGCACGCGCCACTCAAGGCCGAGCTGCGCGGCCAGCGCATCGAGCGCGGCGCCGCAGGTGCCCTCCAGGCGCATCCAGTGCTCCATGGTGCCAAACAGGAGCGGATCGACGCTGGCAGGCGAGTAGACCTCGCCCACCAGCTGCAGCGTGGTCTCGGCGATGGTGCGGGCGTCCGAGTAGCTGAAGTGCTGCCCGTCCACGCGCTTTCGCAGGCCGCCGTAGCCCCCGACCACGCGGCACCAGTTGACCCCTTCCACGATGCCGCCACCCAGGCGCGCGGGCAGCACCGTGCAGGTGAACGCGGTGCCGGGCAGCTCCAGCTGGAGCTGCCCGGAGAGCACCACGTCTGCATCCACGTTGAGCGTGGCGACCCACGGGCCCTGCAGGTCCATGCTGACGCGGCCCCCGATGAGGGGATATCCACCGAGGGTGAAGCTCATGGGGCGGGCGGGGGTCCGTCGTCCGAGATGAAGTCAGGGTCGATCGCGGCGCCTGCCAGGTTCGGATCGAGCTTGTTTGGCGCCTTCACCTTCTTCACCGCGTCCTTGTCGTCCTCGTAGACCTCCTCACCCTTGATGACGACGCTGCGCATGCCCCACTCACTCGACCACTGCGGCGGCTCGATGGTGTCGATGTAGATGAAGTGGATGTCGAGATCGTCAAGATCCGGGTAGTAGATCTTGTGCGGCACCCGCTTGTCGGCGTTGTACTTCGGGTTGATGCTGGGCAGCGCCGCGCGCCAGGCGCGGTACTGCTCGTCGGTCCACATGAGGAAGGTGAGGGTGATCTCGGCGGGCTTGTAGCCCTGCACCACCTTGCGGTTGCCGTTTTTGTTCTTGCGCTTGCGCTTGTCGACCTTGTAGGCCACCGGCGCGGTGAGCCCGGTGAGCAGAAGCGGCGCCTCGTTGCTCGGGAAGAGCGTGTCACCGAGGCGAACGGTGTTCCACTCGTTCATCTCCTCGATGTACATGACGGCGCCGCCGCCGTTCTCGCCGCCCCAGAACAGGCTTGTTCCGACGTGGCCAGGGTATCCAGCAAGAGAACTCATGCCGCCATGGCCTCCGCCTCTTCTTCGAGAACCCGATCGAGCCACTCGCGGAAGCGCATCTCTTCGCTCACGCTGTCCGCGCTCACGTTGATGTTGAGATCTCCGTGGATGGTGACCCCGCCGCCGCCGCGGCGCATGCCGTCCTCCGCGCCGCCGACGAAGCCGCCGACGAAGCCCATGGCCCCCATCTCGCCGACGCGCCGCATCTTGTGAGAGGGGCTGCGGTTGTCCAGGCCCTCGGGGCCGCTCGCGCCCTCGATGAGGCCCTTGGCGCCCTCCTGGCCGATCTTGCGCAGCGCCGCCAGGGTCGCGCCTGCGGGGACGCCCGCGAGCTCGGGGCCGGTGGTGGGCGTGGCGAGCGCCGCCGGGGGTCCTGCGGGCTCGGGGAACTTGCCGCTTGGATCGAAGGTGGGCAGGCCCGGGATGGTGCCGCCGGTGGTGCCGCTCGCGCGGTTGAAGGAGGCCGCGGTGGGCGAGCGCAGCGCCGCTTCAAACACGGGCGTGCCAGGCACCATGCCCTGCTTGATCAGGGCCTCGCGCTTGTCGGCGAAGTTCTCGCTGTGGGGGCGCCTGTCCTCGCGGCCCCCGAAGCCCGCCGCAGCCTTGAAGCCCTGCCAGATGCCGTAGCCGAGGAACTTGCCCACCTCCACCAGCACCTCTGCGGTTGCGGCGAGGAGGTCGTCGGCGTTGCCGTGGAGCAGCTTGTCCATCCACCCCCAGGCCTCGCGGATGACATTCGTGAGGCGCTTGGCCATTTCGACGCCACCGCGAAAGAACTTGCCCATGTCCTCGCGCGTGATGTTCTTGAGGCCGCCGAAGAGCTCATTGATCAGCTCCTCGACCACCTGCGCCATCATCTTCCCCTCCTTGGTGCCGAGGTTGAAGAAGGAGAGGATGTCCCCCAAAAAGCGCTTGAGCTCCTGGATGCCCTTGAAGTGATCGATATCGAGGCGCATGAGGAAGGTCGGGATGATCTCCTCCATGTTGGAAAGGATACCTGCCAGCGACTCGATGCCCTTCTTCTTCGCGTAGGAGCCGAGCGACTTCTGCTTGAGCTCCTCCATGAGGGCGCGCTGCACCGCGACGCCCATCACGACATCGCTCACCCCGTGGTGCTTGATCAGATCCTGGACCTTCCGGTCCATCACGTTGTCGTAGGCGCCCTCCTTGTACCCGAGCGCCGGGATCTGCTTGGCCACGTTCTCGCGGATGCCGCGGGCGTTGATGTACATGCCGAAGCTGTTCACGTCGGAGTTGCGCGCCTCACCGCGCGAGCGCAGCTTCGTCATGGTGTTGATGAATTGACTCATGCGCGAGTCGCCGAAGGCCGCCTGGATGTCGAGCGCCGCGGCGCGCGTGGCGTCGAGGTCGCGGCCCTTGAACTGCCCGGTGAGCAGGCGCTTGGTCATATCGACCACCTGCGTATTCGAGGCCGGCGTCAGCGAGGAGATGTCGAGCGTCTTTTGCAGCTGCTTCTCGGCCGCGCCGCGGGATCCCAGCATCACCTCGTAGGCGGTCATGATGAGGCCGCGCTGCTTCGCGGCTTCGACCACGGTGCTCACGAACTCCTTGCCGTACTCGTAGCCCTTGTGCAGCGCCCAGCCGACGCCATCGACGGCCTTGCCGAGGATGCCCATGCCGACGCTGGCCATGTTGAGATTCCCGAGCAGGCCCCCCATGAAGCCGCCGCTCGACTTGCCGCTCGCCGCCTCGTGCAGCTTCAGCCACTGCTTCTCGCTGCGCTTCAGCATCTTCTCGATGGCCTGCAGGTGCTCGATGGCCGCGCCGCTCGACTTCGACAGGTTGGCCATGAAGCCCCCCTGCTTCGTGGCCTTGTCGAGCTTGTCGAGCCAGGTGGCGCAGCTCGTCAAGAGCTTCTCGATGCGCAGGAGCGGCGCCGCGATTCTATCGGCGATGCCCAGCTCGAAATCTTGGCGCTCCGTGTCGGACATCTCAGGATCCTAGCTTGCCTAAGAGCGCCCTGGCGAGGCGCCCTATGTCGCGTAGGTTGTGGTTGTTCTCGATCTCAAGCGTAGCACCGATCAGCTGGTCATCTGTGGGCTCGGTGATGCCGTGGGCGGCGAGCCAGCAGCGCGCCGCGTAGAAGAAGCTGGTGAGCGTGTTCGCTCTGGCCAGCGCTAGCGCTTTTTTACGACATCATCCCCCGCGGCCTGGTTCATCTGATCGAGGAGGTTCCCGGCGGCGCGCTCCATGATCATGACGCGCACCCCGCCGAAGTTGCACACCTCCTTGAGGCGCTCCAGCGCGCCTGCGGGGCCGGGCTTCTGCTGGCCGCGCATCCAGAAGATGCAGTCGGTGACGAGCTGGCGCCCGGCCTTGCTCTTCGTCGCCTCGTTCATGCTGGTGCGCATGAGGCGCTCCCACTGCTCCAGCGTCGGCTCGGTGAAGATGAGGTGCTCCCCGCACACCTCCATGTAGAAGGCGTGAGACGGGGGCGCGCCGGGCCGCTGGGCGTTTCGCTTGTCGGCCCACGCCTTGGCGCGGTCGATCTGCTCGCTCACGTCGGCGGGCAGCGTGGCGCTCTCCTGGCTCTCCTCCTCCGCGTCGAGAGAGGAGGCGGACTGCGCCGGTTTGGTGGGGTCGGGGAGGTCGCTGATGTCAGCGGCGGTCTGCTTCTTCGGGGGGGTCTTGGTGGCCTTGTGGTCTGTGCTCATGCCTTGATTTATAGCAAGGCTGGCACGGGGGGCGCCAGTGCCAGATCAGGCCAGGCGCACGCCACCGGCGTAGGTGATGCGCCACACGCGCAGCGCCACCTCGACGGTGAGGGGGTCGGCCCCCTCCTTGTCGTTGTTGCCGCCCGACAGGACCCGCACGCCCTCCAGCGTGTCGGTGAGCTGGGGCATGTCGGCCTCCGCAAAGCTCACGGTGACCACGTGCCGCGGGCGGGAGATGCCCGAGAACCCCTGCTGCTGGGCCTCGGCCTGAAGGCCGATGATCCACTGCGCGTGGAAGTCCTTGTGCATCACGAGGCGCGCCTCCTCGGCCTTGTACTGGCCGGGGGTGTCGCCGACGCTGTACTGCGTGCCACCGGCGCGCGCCTCTCCCGGGGTCACCTTGTCCGCGTAGGAGATGCTCACAAACTCGATCTCCTCCCCGTCGAACTTGACGACGATGGAGGAGGCGTCGAAGCGGGGATCGTCGCGATCAATCTTCGGCATGTCGGGATCCTTTACTGCGCCGCTACGAGGTTGGGGTTCTCGAAGCCCGCCGTGAACGCCACCTGCTGCGCGTAGGCATAGGGCAGCAGCAGCACCTTGATCGGCAGGACGTTGGTCACGAGGATCTTGGCCTGGCGGTCGACGAGCGACCGGATGCGCACGCAATACTGCGGCACCAGGGCCGCCCGCAGGCGCGCGCTCATGTCGGCGTCGATCTCGTTGGCCAGCTGCTCGGTGATCGTCCCGTTCGGGTTGATCTCGATCTGGTCTCCGAGCAGCTGCACCCCGAACTGCAAGCACAGCGAGGCCGCGTACAGGATGACGCGCACGTTCATCAGGACGCGATAGTCGCTGTTGGCCTCCGAGAGCGTGCCCGGGGAGCGCTTGCTGGTGCCGGCGCCGACGAAGTAGCCGGTGGCGCCGATGCGGCTCTCCACGGTGAGGAAGCGCGCCGAGGCCAGGCCCGGGGCGACGCGCTCATCGTGGTAGATGGCCATCTTGTCCACGGTGCTCTTGACGATGCCCGGGAGCGGCCCGCTCTTGCCGCGGCCGAGGTGCTCCTGCAGCGGCACGGCGCTCGCGCGCGCGGCCACCGGCCAGGCCAGGCTGCGGCGGTACACGCGCCCGCTCACGGCGCTGGTGATGTTCCCGAAGCCCGCCACCGCGGAGATCTGGCCGTAGGTGCTGACGGTAGAGGAGAAGTCGCTGGCGAGGGAGGCCATCCACTGCGCCTCCGACTCGCCGCTGTTCAGGTCGCGCGGCTCGATGAGCGCCCACACGAAGCGCCCGTCGGAGGCCATGTTGTTGATCGCGGTCTGCACGACGGCTGCGACGGAACTGTCCGCCACGCCCAGCACGTGAAAGAACTCCCAGGTGAGCGGGTCGGCGCGCAGCGCGGCGAGCGCAGTCGCGAGGTCGCCGTTGCTCCAGGTCGGGGCGACCGTCGAGAAGGTGAACTTGTCGCCCACCTTGAAGCCGGTGCCGCCGTTGGTGAACACGAGGCGCACGCCCTGCAGGGCCACGAAGCCCGTGTAGACACCGCCGGTCGGGATGGCGATCTCCTCGGTGTAGGAGATGCCGTTGTCAAAGCTCGCCTTGAAGGCGAGCGTGGTGCCCGCCACCAGGCCCGCGCGGGTGATGATGCAGATGCAGGAGAAGGCGTCCAGAGGGACGCTGCCCGTGAGCGCCAGGGCGCCATCGCTGCCCGCCTGCAGGGTTGGCGTCACCGCGCCCGCGGTGCCCGCGGTGGTGGTGTTCACCTTGAGGCCGTACACGACGCCCTTGCCGTTGGCGAGGTCGAAGGCGCTCGACTCGACGAGCGGGCCGCTGGTGAAGGTGCTGACGGCCTGCTGGCCATCGGTGAGCGGCGTGAGCTCGCCGACGGTGCCGCTTGCGCACACACCAACCTTGGCGTGACCTGCGGGCGCACCGGAGGAGAAGCCGAGCGCCCCATCCAGGAAGTTGAATGTGACCAACATGGGCGGTTAGCCTTCCTTCTTGCACAGCGAGAGCGCGTGCTTGTGGGGGTCGTGGTTTTTCGCCGCCTGCAGCCCCTCGTCAAACTCACCCTCGGTGACCTGCTGGCCGAGCGGCCAGTTGCAGATCGCCCGGGTGCGCGCGACGGTGTACCACAGGCGCAGATCCTGCTGCGCGGGGTCATTTTTCTCTGGGAGGCCGCTCTTCCCGGCGAGCTCGCCGAGCTTGCGCTCCAGCCAGAACTCGATCGGCTTCTTGGTGTTCTCGGTGATCCGCTCAGCGTCTGCCATGGGCATCCTCACGAAGTGGGTGGCGTCTCGATCTCGTGGGTGGTCTCGATGCCTCGCACCACCGTGAGTCCCTGCTCGGGCCTGAGCAGCGCCAGGTCTACTCGAAAGGGTAACATGAAGCCGTAAGAGCGGATGGTCGCGCCCGGCACCTCCGTCCACCGCCCGGTCTCCAGGTGGATCACGCCATGCCAGTGCGCATGCAGCGCCCACAGGAGCGAGACCAGGAGCCGCTCGGTGCCACGCACGCTCTTGCGACGCGGGTTGCTCTCCTTTTGGTCAAGGCTCCCGAGCAGGTGCGCGGTGACCTGGGTGCCTGCCTTGCGGAAGGCCTTGGGCTGCTGGCGCTGCGGCCGGAGCGCGGCACCGCGCAGGCGCGGGCGCGGCGTGCGCCGCTCCACCTTGCGGGTGAGGTTCACATCGCCGAGCGTCCAGATGATGACCGGGGGATCCTGGTGGCCCTCCCGGTACTCCTCGCCCATGAGGCAGCGCAGGTTGATGCCGTCCTGGGTGGGCGCCCGAGGCACCGCTGGCACCGGCTCACCGGGCACGCCGTGCACGGGGTAGGCAGGGTTTTGGAGGTAGTGACGGGTCTCCGCCTCCAGTTCATCCAGCACGTCCAGGATGCTCGCGATGGGGCGGTGGAAGTTGTCGATGACGGGCGGCATGGGCTAGCGTCCTGTCTTCATCGCGCGGCGCCACAGCTCCACGGAGATGCGCTTGTACTCCTGGCCCCACAGGCCAAGGCCCATCGAGGGGGTGGGCATCATCATGCGGCGCACACGGCCCGGCGCGCGGGCGTTCTGGTGGTAGATAAAAGCGGGGTGGTCGCAGCGCACGAAGAAGGAGAGGGGGCTGCTCGGCACAGCCTTGAAGGCGCGCTCCAGGCCGGCGCGCTTGTCGAAGGGCATGCCGGTGACAGTAGGCCCCCAGGCGTTGCCGTAGGGGTCGCGCTGGAGCCAGAACCCCTCGATCGCCATGCGGAGGCTCGCGGCAGGCAGCTGCTGCGCGAGCTGGCGCGGGATGGATGCGGCGGCGCGCACCTTGGCGGCGATGTTGGCGAAGGGGTTGTTCATGGCCCCCCGCCGTTCTCCGAGCCTTCGAGGATCCCGTGATCGTCGGGGCCGAGGTACACCGCAGGCACGAACACCTTGGGGCTCGACTCGACGATGAGCGGGTGCAGCTTCTTCTGGCCCACGGCGTCTAGCTTCTGCTCGGCGCGGTGCGCGGCGGTGATGTAGCTCTTGTCCTCCTTGAGGGAGAGCCCCTTGCGGGTGAACAGGGCCAGGCGCGCGATGTCGCAGACCCACTGCACGATGCTCTGATCCCAGTTGAGCAGGGGCCGCGAGTAGCGCTCCGCCAGCATCGTGAGCGCCACGTCGCTCGCCGCCTGCAGCGCTCCCAGGATGTCGCGCGAGGCGGTGGTCGAGAAGCTGTACACGTCGCCCGCTGCGAAGTTCACCCCGGCCGCAGGGTCGTAGGGGACGAAGTTCAGGCGCAGGCCCGTGTCGACCGGCGTCGAGAGGGGGATGGGATCGGAGCCGATGGTGAGCGGCGCGCTCGTCCCCCAGGTGCGGAAGCTCTGGACGTCCGGAGCGCCGAAGAAGACCGGGCCGGGGCCGGGGTCGAAGCTGAGGGTGATGCCGGTGCCCGGGATGTCGAAGGTCCCCCCCGCGGGGATCGCCTGCGGCTGCCCGAAGGCGCCGCCGTTCACGTTGTAGCGCCAGGCGCCCGAGCCGAGCGTCCCCGCCTGCAGGAAGTGGACATTGACCCGGTAGGGGCGAGTCGGCATGCCGAGCGGCAGCACCAGCCCCGTGCCCTCCCTCTCGACGAAGGGCACCGTGAACAGGCTCGTCACCACCTTGGCGAGGCCCGTGGTGGTGAAGCTGTGCAGGTCGCCCGCCTCGTAGACCGTGGGGCCGGCGCCCGCGTGGAAGAAGAGGCGCAGGCCCGTGAGCGGCATCGCGAAGATGAGGCTTTGCGGCACCACGGTGTTCACAGACCACGAGGCGCCGTTGTTCAGGCTGTAGCGGAACTGCGCGGCGCCGGGGCCGCCGGTTGACATGATCTGGATGAGGCCCTGGTAGGTGCCCGCGGGCGTGCCGTCCAGGGTGATGGTGCCCGTTGAGGCGCCGACGCGCGTCACCGCCACGGTGCCCATGGTGGCGATGGTGTTGCCGCTCTGCGTGACACGCACGTTCACGCGGTAGCCGTCGTAGGGGAGATCGGTCACCTGCAGGAGGCCCTGGCCCGTGCCTGTGTGCGCCACGTCGGAGATCTGGCCTGGATCAAAAGACGCGGCGTTCACCGCGCTTTTGGGCAGGACCAGATCCCACAGGTCTTGGGGGGTGGCGAGGAGCTGCGAGTAGAGCTCCTGGGTGGGCTGCAGGCTGGGCATGCCTCGATCCTAGCAGGCCCAGAGGTCGGGTGGCTACGAGCCCGGGTAGCGCTTGACGAACCAGATGGTGGCGCCAAGGCCGATGAAGCAGATGGAGACGCGCGGGAACTCGGGGGTGATGAGGAGGCTGAGCCAGGCGCTCGGCGGGAAGACGCGCATGAGCTGCGCCGTGCCATCCGCGGCCGGGGTGTGCGCCGCAAGGTCGGGGGCCGCGGCGCCCTCGGCCAGGTGGATCATGGTCATCACCATGGTCTCATCGATGGCGACGCTCGGGCTGCGCGTGAAGAAGTCGTAGAGGCCCGGCCGCAGGTTCGCGACGTCGAAGTTGATGATGCCCGGCGTCCCCGCGGCCAGCGTCTTGCCGACGCTGTTGCTGTAGGGATTTGGGAAGCTGGCGTCGGCGTCAGCGGCGCTGGCCCACGGGGAGGAAGAGCCTGCCATCAGAAGGTCCCGTCGATCTTGGATGGCTTGTAGTCGGGATCCTGCTCAGGCTTCTTGTCCTCGGCCTTCTTCTTCGCCGCCGCCTTCTTGGGGGCGGGCTTGGCGTCGTCAGCGCGGGCTGGCGTCGAGAAGGTGAGAGACGCAGAGCAGGAGAGCAGGAGAGCGGTGGCGAGCAGAGACTTCATCATGGGATCGGCTCCGTTGATTGCTATACACGCGGAAAATAGTGCGACCGCGCAGCCAGGGTCAACTCAAACCACGATCGGCTGCAGCGGCACTCGGTGCGCGCTCCGCGTGGCTGGCACGTTGTCTCCACCGGCGTACAGGTTCTGGATGAGGTGCATGCCCGCCGCCACCTCCAGCAGGCCGCAGCCGCCCGTGTCCGGGTCAGTCTCCCAGGTCGGCGCAGTGGACGTGTAGGAGTAGCGCGTGCCACCGTCGTAGACGGAGATGATGAAGCCCTTGCCGACGGGAACGGTGTAAGGCGTGTCAAACAAAATATCAAAGGGAGTGCCCGCGGTGATCGCTGCAGCCTTGGTGGCCACCGCGACGCCCGCGATCCACAGCTTGGCCGTGTAGGTGCAGTCCTGCGTGTACCGCAGGCCGCGGATGCCGCCGATGTCGAGCGCCTTGAAGCCAACGTACTTGGCGCCGGTCGTGTAGTCGCCCAGAAAGTCGCCAGGGGACAGGCCATAGGACTCGGCCAGGGTGCCGTAGAGCTGCACCGGCGAGAAGAAGACGGCCCCGCCACCGCCCGCCGCCTCGGCCGCCGCCGTCACGAGACCCTTGGCGTTGATGGTCATGCCCCCGACCTGCGTCAGGGTGCCCGCCGGTGAGGGAGAGAGGTCAGGAAGCGAAGCCCCGGAGCTGGAGCCGCCCCCGCTGTTCCAGCCCCAGGGCTTCATGCTACTTGCTCCCCAGGAGCTGGTAGACCCGCGTCCCGTTGGGCGCGGTGCCCGGCACGAAGCCGTAGTAGGTGTAATCCACGCTCGTCACCGCCTCCACCACGCCGTCCAGGAACTCCACCACCGAGGACAGCTGATCGCGGAAGCCGAGCTTGGTGCCGCGCCCCAGGCTCACCGTGTTGGCGGTGGCGCCCACGGCGCTGCGCTGCGCCGCGGTGACCGTGGCGAAGATCTTGGCGCCCGCCACCGTGCTGCCCGCGGATGCCGTGATGGTCTCCGTCTGGGCCACGCCAAACTGATCGGTGCCCGTGATGAGGATGTTGCCGCCGTCGTAGCTTGTCGCGAAGGTCGCGGTGATGTTGCGGGGCACGTCCGGGTTGGTGAAGGGGCCCGGGAAGGCGACCACCGCGTTGCCCGCCAGGGCCGCGTGCACCACGGCAGCGCTGGCCGCGAGCGGCGCGCCGAGCGCCACCAGCTTGGTGTCGGCGCTCGCGAAGCTGCCGATGCTGGCGTCGGACAGGTAGCCCGTGAAGGTCCCGACCACGCTCGACACCTGCCACAGCAGGTAGTGGGCGGGCTGCTCCACGTCGAAGCTGCGGCGCACGTTGCCCTGCACCGCGGCGACCTGGGGGTCCTTGCTGGTTCCGTCCACCGTGAGCACGATGGGGTTGCCGGCGCCGTCCAGGGCGGGCCACCACTTGGAGCCCGAGCCGTAGACCAGGAGCAGGAAGTTGGCGCGGTCGGTCGTCGACCGCACCTCGGCGATGCCCTTGCGCGAGCTGATATAGGTCGCGCCGAGAGCGTTGGGGGTATCCGTCGGCAGGCCCGACGTGGTTGCGATGGTGGCGAGTGACATGAGCACCTCTCGGGGCGCCCCTCATCGAGGAAGGGCGCGGCAGAACGTGGAGACCGCGGCGCCTAGTTGCTCTCGAAGCGGGCGATGGCCTGCGCCTGCCCGATGAAGAAGCTCCCGTGCGCCTCGTAGCTGAAGACCACCTCGTGGGTGTGCGGCATCATGATGCCGTTGTTCGGCGCCTCGGTGGGCGCCTGCACCTCCAGGTGCTCGATCGGCTTCTTCCCACGCCGGGTGTCGAGCAGGTACCAGACCCCGGGCTCGTTGGCCAGGTCGTCGGCGATGACCAGCTTCAGCTCGCCCATGAATGGGTTGCTCTCGCTGGCCGCCGCGAAGGCGCCCACCTTCTCGAAGATGCGGCCGAGCAGGTCGTTGCCGGTGAGGCGCTTGCCCGTCGGCCCGAGGCTCCCAGGCACCAGCAGGATGTTCGGCATGATGCCGTAGGCATCCTTGCCGTTGGGGGTGAGGTACCCCGCCATCTGCGCGATGCCGAACTCCAGGTTGGCCGCGTCGAGGGGGCGGCCGGTGAACAGGTTGCTCCAGGTGTTGAGCGCCGGCTTGTCCTTGTTCACCGGGTGGGTGGTGGAGAACGCCGGCTTGCCGTCGTACCACGTGTACCCGTCGAAGGTCGCGCCGCTCGTCTTGCCGTTCTGCAGGACGCGCTTCACGCCGTTGTCGAGGTACTTCTTGACGTTCCACCCCATCATCTCGACCTGCTGGGGGAGGATCTTGTTCAGGTCCACCAGGGTCTTGCGACGGTCGATGCCGACGGCGGTCTGCCACGGCTCGTTGGTGGCGCGGAAGCCGCGCACCGTGGTGCCCTGGATGGTCTTGGTCTGCAGCCACTTCTCCATCTGGGCCAGCACTTCGACCCAGGTGATCTCCTCTACCTCGGTGGCAGAGGGCGTGGTGGTGACGAGGCCCTGGCTCCACGTCGGCGCAGCCGTGTACGCCTCCATGTAGCGGGTGCGCAGCGTCGCGAAGAGCAGAGCCAGCTGGCCGGTATTGAGCATGGGCATGGGTCGTTAGTCTCCCGGTATCAAAAGGTTGTCAGGTCCCTGGTGCGCCGCCCGAGCCCTACTACAGGCCGAGCCCGCAGGCCACGATCACGTCGCCCGAGCCGTCCTCGGAGAAGCCGAGGAACTGGCCGATCTTCACGCGGGTGGAAGCCGCGCTGTTGTTGGCCGCGAACTCGTCATCCACGGCGAACACGTCGGCGAAGAGATCGGCGGCCACCAGGGCGTCAGCGCCCGCGGCGTTGCGCAGGATGAAGACGCCGCGCTGGATCTCGACCTTGGTGTCGCCGTTGGCGGCGCCGCCGAGGGCATCCTTGGCGCAGATGCCCGCGAAGCGGTACAGGCTCTGGGCGTTGGCGACGGTGAGCGCCTTGACGAGAGAGCCGCTGGAGATCTCCCAGAGGGTGATGCCGCCGGTGTACAGCTGCACGGTCGCCTTCACGGGGAGCGGCGCGAGCAGCGTCATGTGCGGCGCGGCGGGGGTGCCCTTCTGGTTCAGGGTGCGGCCGGAGGTGAGAGCCATGGTCGTTCGTCCTTTTCTCGGGGAGCCTTGCCCGCCCGGTCAGTGCTACTTGTTCAGGTTGGCCAGGATCGCCGCCGGGGTGGTGCTAAAGCTCAGGGCCTGATCGAGCACGTCCTGCTCGGAGACGCCCGCGGGGAGCTGCGCCCGCTGCGCGGCGGTCAGCTTGACCGTGCCATCGCCCCCCTCGCTGCCGCCCTGGCCCGTGGTCTCGGTGCCCTTCTGGGGCTGCGGCTGCAGGTCCTTGGGCACCTCGGCCGGGGTCAGATCCTGGCTGATCTTGAGCGGCGGCGAGACATCGAGCCAGGCCCGCGCTTCCGCCACGCCGAGCTTCTGCATCATGGGCACCTGCGCCGGCACGATCTTCATCGTGAGCTTGCCGTCGGCCCCGGCGCGCTTCCCCAGACCCTCCTCGATGATCTCATCGAGCTTCTGCTGGGCGAGCTGCACGCGGGTCTGCCCGAGCGCCTCCAGCTCCTTCACCACGGCCTCGGCGTCGACCGCGCCGCCGCACAGCTGCCGCGCGGTGGCTAGGATCGGCGCGTCGCGCTGGGTGTTCGAGTGCAGCGCCAGGAGCGACGCGGCCACCTCGCCGGGGGTGCCCTTGCCGGTGATCTGCTTGGCGGCGGCGAACACGGGGGTGAAGATCTTGAGCTCGCGGGCGCCCGCCACCTCCTCCTTGAGGGTCGGCAGCGCGGAGAGCACCAGATCCCAGCGCTCCTGGCCGGTGATGGTGGACAGCTGCTCCATCGCGCCGAGCGCGCTCCAGCCCTGCTTGGCGGCCTTGGCGAGCGCGGTGGCGGCGGCCTTCTGCTCGCCCTCGGGCAGGCGGGACAGGCCCTTCACCGTCTCGTTGATGCGGGACACCTCGGCCTCGCTCGGGGCGGTGGTCTCCTCGCCCGCCAGGCTCGCGAGCTGCACGCCGTAGTAGGCGAGGCGCTTGGAGGCCTCGCCGCACATCTTGGACAGCTGCGGGAGCTCTCCCTTCTTGCCCGACTCCTCCATGTACTCCATGAGGCCGAGGCAGAGGCTCATCTCGTCAGCAACGATCCCGATCAGGCACTTGAGGGAGTAGAGCATCCCGTATTGCATCGTCAGAGTCTCCCGGGCCAGCGTCTCGCGGCCCATGATCACGTGATGAGCCCAGGCAGCCGGGGCCTGTCTCGATGAGAGCGCGGCCCGCGGCGCGGGCGCAGGTGGGGAAGCGGCAGGAGCAGGCGTCGGCGCTGCCGGGGTGGGTGCAGCGGCAGGGGCGGCGGCGCGGCCCGCGAGCTGGGCGGCGCGCACCTCGCCATCCTCCTCCTCCAGCGGCAGCGACAGGAGCAGCGGATCCGCGTCCACGACGGTGTAGGGCACCGAGAGGGAGGCGGCGACCATCGCGGCCTGGCCCTTGGTGGCGGGCATGCAGGTGACGGCGATGTTCAGGATCTTCAGGATGCGCCCCGTCTTGGGCTCATACTCAAACCAGGGGCTCCAGAAGCGCATCTCGCCGTCGCGGATCATCTTGTCGCAGCGCGCGCACCAGTTGATGTCGACCGCCCACAGGCCCGTCTCCCGGGCCTGCAGATTGAACCAGCCCGCGGCGATCTTCTCGTAGCCCGGGATGTCCGGGTTCGCCATGTCGTGGTTGTAGTCAAACACCCCCTTGTGCGAGATGCCCCCGCTCCAGTCCTGCCAGTCGGACAGGACCGCGGTCATCGACTTCTCATCGCACAGGAAGTTGCCCTTGGTGGTGCGGACCTTCCCGGCGGGGAAGGCGAGGATCTCGGTCGGGGGCACGCGCAGGCTCGCGTCGGCCTCTCCACCCATCGTCGCGAGCGTGACCAGCTCCCCCAGATCGAGGAGGCAGGCCTTGCCCCGGTCGGGGCCGGGGGGCGGAGCGCTGCGGACGTGTAGGATCTGCACGTCCTTATTGTAGCGAGGTCTTCATCCCTGGATCAACGATTGCGGGCTCTGGCCTTGGCAGCGGCCTTGCGCTTCCTTCGCGCCGCAGTCTTCTCGGGCCGCTCGCGGCGACGCCGCTGGGGCAGCAGGATGTCTCGCGGCTGATCGTAGGGCCGCGGCGAGGCCTCGGCAGGCACGAAGGTGTCGCCCTGCAGGTGCGGCAGCGCGGTGATCTCGACACCAGGCGGCGCGAGCATGCAGGCGATGCCCATGAGCCCTGCTGCGGTGGCCATGTAGCGGCGCGCGCCGCCCACGGAGACGGAGCGGCGCGGCGGCGGCGGCTCCGCGTTCACAGGATGATCAGTCGGGGTCGGGTCGGGCGCGTGCATGCTAGTCGTCCTCCTCATCGTCGAGTTCAGGGATCGAGAGGCCCTGCGGCGGAGTCGCGGGGCGCCCGGCGCGGCCCACATCGCTGCGCAGGAGCGTGGTGCGCGCGGGCGGCATCGGCGCGCTCGGGATGCTGCTGATGTCCTTGCGGGGCCTGTCCTGCAGGATGCCGCCCGTCTCGGGGGTGGGCTCCTGCATGAGGTGCGACTGCAGCGCGGTCGCGGTGGTGCGGGTCGGTTCGTTCTTGTCGCGGTGGTGGGCCATGGGCAGCTCCTGCTAGAGGTCCGCCTCACTCAACCCGATCCGCAGGGCCAGTGCAAGCTGATCGGCCTTCGCCTGCCGCCGCTCGCTCTCGGTGAGCCCGCGCAGCCCCCGCACCTTCTGTTCCGGGGTCCAGGCATCCACACCGCCCCCGAGCGCGTCGAGGAGGAGGGCGAGCTTGCGCACGTAGGGCGGCCAGCGCGGCTCGGGCCAGAAGCGCAGCGCGCACAGGCCTTCGGCGATAGCGTGATCGGGGCCGCGCAGCGCCAGGCACGACAGCTCCGCCGTGGGCCGCACGCGCCGCTGCCACAGCGCCAGCACCCGATCGACGCGCCCGAAGCCATCGGGGGCGGTGATCGGCACGAGGCCCTCGCGGCGGCTGCGCAGCCAGCTCGCGAGGAGGCGCCCGAAGCAGTAGGTGATCGCCGCGGCCGGGCCGTAGCCCTCCAGGTGATCGGTGCCCTCGTAGGCGCCCGCGTCCTCGTAGCCGTCCCCGATGAGGAGCTGGCGGCGGTCGGCGGAGAGCGCCGCGGGATCAGCGCCGCCGCCCCCGCCAAAGCCCCACAGCGTGAGGGCCGCATCGGGCCAGGCCCTGGCGAGCGCGTGCCACTCGGAGAGCGCCACCCTGGCGCCTTCCACGGACAGAGCACCAAGGTCAAAGCGCAGGCGCGGGTAGTTCGCCGCGGCCCACGCCGCGGCCTCCTCGATGCGCTGCCAGCCCCCCGGCGGCTGCAGGCGCAGCTCGTCCTGCAGCTGAGGGATCTGGCGGCGCCAGTCCTGCATGGCGCGGTGGTAGGCCTCGTAGAGCGGCGGCGGGAAGCGCCAGGAGGTGCCCGCGAGCTCCTGCAGGGCCGCCGTGGTCTGGGCGCCGGCTCGCTGCTCGGGGAAATACTCCTCCAGCACCGGGGGCTTGCCCCAGCCGCCGGGCTGCGGCCGCTCGGGCGGCTCCGCGGGGCCGGGGCCGTGCGCCTCCGCCTCCCCCGGGGTGAGCGCGCGCACCGAGGAGCGGCAGCGCACGTGCAGCGGCGGCCAGTTGCGCTGCCAGAAGGGATCGTCGAAGCGCCGCACGATGCCGGCGCGGTGCCAGCAGATCTGGGAGGTGCGATAGTCGAGCAGCGGATCGAAGCGCAGGAAGGGGCGCTCCTCCAGGCGATCGGGCAGGAGCAGCTCGACGAAGCGGCCCGCGTTGTAGGCGAGCTGCAGGTTTGACTCCATGAGCGCGAGCAGCGCCGGGGCCTGCGCGTCCCCCCAGCCCTTGGCCAGGGCCTCCATGGTGGAGAGCTCGAACTCGTCGAAGCTCTGATCGGCGGCGAGGGCCTGATCGGCCTTCTCCCACACGACGCGCAGCACGTTCAGGTTCGCGGCGCTGGCCACGGTGAACGCGCGGCGGCGCGCCTGATCATCGAGCGCATCCCACTTGCCGCGCGGCAGCACCGGCCGCTCCCGCATCCACGCCATGATGGCCCGGCGCTCGGGGCCGCGCAGGTCACGCCCCGCCATCCCCATCGCCCTCCTTCTTCGCCGCGTAGGTGCCGACGCCCACCGCGAGGCTCATCGCGTCATTTAGGATCCACATGAGCTGCTGTGGATCGAGCGTCGGCAGGAGCTTGGTGAGGCGCTCCTTGAGCGCGCCGTAGGGGTCCTTCTCATCTCGGCAGGCCTTGATCTCGTCCAGGATCGCGCCGGTGACCACCTGGCCCACGATCTCGACCGCATCGAGCGCGGCGCCGCCGCTCAGGCGGTCGGTGGCGAGCTGGCCCCCGATGAAGGGATCGCGCCCCCAGTGCATGAGGGTGGGCGTCTGCCGCGCGAGCGCCGCGCGCACCGTCTCGGCGTCGGCGGGCTTCTTCTTCTGCTTGCCGCTCTTGCCGGGGCGGTCGTCGCGCGGGCCATCGGCTGGGTGCTCCCCATCCCCGGGCGGATCCGCCGTCGGCGGCAGCATCTTCGAGCCTGCGACGATCGGCAGCCTGAAGATGTCCGCGTACTGCACGTGCTCCACCTGCACCCCGGCCTTTTGGAAGTTCTGCAGCGCGACGCTGGCGTAGCTGAAGGCCTGGGCGTTGAGGAGCCGCGTCTTGGCGGCGCGCTCGGTGTCCTCGGGCGGGGTGGCGTCCCAGATGGCCCTCGGCGCGTCCTGGATGCGCTTGAGGCCCCGCACCCGCTGCAGGTACGGGAAGATCACCTGGCGGTGCGTCGTCTCCATGAGGATCTGCACGTCGCCTTCGAGGAAGTCCTGGCGCACGGTCTGGTGCACCTTCGCCGCCGCGAGCGACCCGCTCTTCACGCGGGTCGTCAGGTTCTGGCCGAGGTACAGGATCGCCAGCGCTTCCTCGACGGCCAGGCGCAGCTCCTTGAACACCTGCCAGTTCGCGATCTTCGGCTCCAGCAGGAACAGCTCGCAGCTGTCCGGGAGGACGATCGTGGAGTCGGAGACCATCTTGCGCAGCGCGGCGATGGCTTTTTGGACGTCCTCGATCTCGGCGGTGGACGCCTTTGCCTTGAGCACCTTGCTGGGGCTGCCATGGACCTTGCTGTTGCGGCTCCAGTCGGCGAGCGTCGCCTGCCGGATGACGAGGAGCAGGCCCACCGCGCGCACGAGCGCCGCCATCCACGGCTGGCGCTCCAGCCACGAGGTGAACACCACCCACTTGCCATCCCCCGGCTCCACGGTGACGAGGCCCTCTTCCTTCGTCATCACCTGGAATCGCTTGAGCTGATCGTTGTAGAGCACGTGCGACGGGTGCCAGGCGTGCAGCGTCGGCGTGCCCGTGTTCCACCCGCGGAGTTCGCAGACGCAGAACCCCATGTGCAGGGTCCAGAAGAGCACCTCGCTCTGCACGTTCTTGGGGAACAGGGTGGGGAACTGATCGAGCAGCTCCTGATCCTCGGGCTCGATGCGGAAGGGGAGACCCTTGACGGCGAGCAGGCGCGTCTGGATGAGGCCCTGGATCTCATCATCGCGCATGAGCGAGTCGCACAGGGTGGAGCTGCGCACGAAGTTGTGAATCTCGTGCTCCGCGTTCACCGCCTGGATGTTCGGCCACGTCCAGATCGGCGGGGGCCGCAGCGGCAGGAACTCGTCGTGGTCGATGCGTTCACCGCTCGCCTTGCCCTCGCGAAGGCGTGGCTGCGGGAACTTCTTGGCGATTGCGGTACCGATGCGCGCGAAGATGCCCATGGATCGAGCGTAGCACGCAGGCCGGGCTCGCCAGCGCGGGCAGATCTTGACCGGTCATCACTTGCTAGCTATAAATAGAGCCCTGGAGGCCATCCCATGATCACGCCCCTTCGTCACGTCCTGTTCCTGGAAGATGCACTGCGCGACCTCATCGCCGGAGACGCGCGCGCGGCGCTGTACCGCGCTGCCACCGTGAGCGTCGAGGAGGGCGATGTCAGCTTGCCCTCTCGGGTGCTGCGCTACCTGAAGGGCCTGCAGCCCGCGCGCATCGATCAGCTCGACTGTCTGCAGCTGCACAACGCCGTGGTGGGGCTCATCGGGGCGGCGCCGTTGATGGAGGAGCGGGATCTGTTGCCGCAGCTGCGCGCGCTGCTCGTCGGCGCCTACCGCGGGGCGCTGCAGGAGCTTGCGCAGGGGCTGTGCTGCGCCGGGGCGGCCACCGTGGAGTCAAGCCCCCCGTCCCAGATGCTGCCGCTGTGGATCGCCACCGCGCGGTGGCTGGGTGAGACGGGGGAGCTCCTGGAGACCGCGGTAGCGGGCCTGTCGCAGGAGAGCGCGCTGGAGGAGATGGCGCGCGACCTGCTCGCCTGGCGCCGCGGCAAGGTGCTGCGCGAGGCGGCGGCGACCTGCGACATCAGTGACGAAAATCCAGTGTGGGTGAAAGGTCCGACGTGGCGCGTGCTCAAGGGCGCGAGCGCCATCCTGCACCCCTTCGACGAGTCGCCCGGCGCGATGCTGATCCGCCTGGCCGAGAACCTGCTGGGCATGGAGGAGGGGAACGCGCTGCGCATCCTCAGGGAGCGCCTCGCGAGCATGGGGCCGACGTCCATGGCGTTCGCGGAGCAGGCGATGACCGTGTGCGACCTGCGGGCGCTGCTCAGGGCCGCGCTGCTGGCGCAGGCCCACGCCGACGAGCCGACGCCCTGGCGCGTGCGGCGCAGCCGCCCGAGCGCGGTGCTGGTGGCGATGCAGATCGCCTCCTCCTGGGGGGTGCCGCGCATGCCGCTGCCGCGGAGCACTGAGGCGCTGCGCGTGCTGCACCGGATGGCCGAGCGCAGCGAGGTGGTGGTGCTGGGCTGCGTGCCGCGCGACCGGGCGGAGCTTGACGACCTCGCGCGGGCGCTGACGACGCCGCGACGCTTCCCGGGGAGCGTCCCCGGCCAGCCCTGGCCGCAGGGGCTGACGCTGCTCGGCGTGGAGGATCAGCTCTTCCTGGTGCCGGGCACGCCGCAGGCCTCCGCCGCCACCGAGGCGCTGTGGCGCGCGGTGCGCATCTTCCCGCTCGGGGCCATCTGCGCCGAGGCGCCGCCGTTCCTGATCGGGCCGACCATGTACAGCCTGGGGGAGGCGGCGGCGCAGGGGTTCGTGCAGGGGGCCGGCGTCGAGAAGGAGGAGACCACGCTGCAGGACGCCCTGAACCAGGCCCTGGCGAACTTCGGGCGCACCGGCGGGGTGACGCTCTCGCGCGAGGGCGATGACCTGGAGGTGCGAGGCGAGGTGGCGCGCGGGAACCTGCGCCCCTTCAAGCTGCCGCCGATCGACGACGCCACGCTCACCGGTGCGATCGTGAAGCTCATCCGCGGCACCGGCGGTGATGCTTCCGACGAAGCGCTGCAGGCAGCGATCGAGGAGGAGTACGGCGACCTCATCACCGGCAAGGCGGGCGACGCCCTGATGACCGTGCGCCGGGGCGAGGCGGTGCACGTGATCCTGCCGGGCCACGTGGAGCAGGTGGAGATGACCGTCGGCTTCGAGGGGGAGGCTGATCACGATCTGGAGTCCGCGCGCGCCGGGCTGATGGCGCTGCTGCAGCAGCGGCACCTGGAGCAGGCCGCGGTGCTGGCGGAGGACTGCACCCACTGCGAGGCGAAGGCCGGGGAGCCCTGCACGAACTTCGGCGCCCCCGGCGAGCCGATGCCCGACGGCTACGAGTTCCACACCCAGCGCGCGATCGCCGCCTGGCACAAGCGGGTGCTGGCCGAGGCGGCAGCGCGCATGGGGGACGCGGAGATCACCGCGCCCGGTGAGGCGGCCTCGTGAGAATCCGCAAGCTGCTGTGCCAGCTGCTGGGCGCCATCCCGCGCGAGGACGCGGCGGCGCGCGAGCTGGAGCTGCGCATGGCCCTGGCCCAGCTCGCCGGGCTGCAGGACGAGCTGCGCGAGGAGCGCGAGCAGGTGGTGCGCACGCGGCGGCTATACGCGATGCAGTCGCTCACGATCGACAACCTGCGGGTGGCGCTGGTGATGCTCACCGAGGCCGCGCAGGACATGCTGCAGCTCTTCGATGGGGCGATCGTGCATCCGCGGATGCTGGCGTCGTTCGCCCGCCTGCGCGAGGCGATGCAGCCCGGAGTGCAGGCCGCCGCAGCTGATCAGCGTGCCAGCGACGCGGAGGAGGCGCCGCAAGGGGCCGCAGCTGATCAACCGGTGCAGCCGTGAGCGAGGCGCCCAGCACGCCCAGCGCCCCGGCGCTCACCATCCAGATCCCCGCCGAGACCATCGCGTCGGCGATCCTCGGCAACCCGCGGATCCTCGCCGGGCCGATCGCGTCGGCCATCCACGGCATGGCCCCGAACATCCACCAGGCCGTGCAGACGGAGCTCGGCCACCTGCTCGCGGACGACGCCTTCCGCCTGCTCCTGCGCGGGGCGCTGCGCGAGGGCCTCCTGGATCAGGCGCGCAAGAAGGGCGCCGAGCTGGTGGATGGCCTGTCGAAGGTGAAGACGCGAGAGCTGCTCCTGTCCCTCCCCGATCCTGCCCGCTGATGTCCAAGCGCATCACCCCCACCCTGGCCCAGCGCGTCGAGATCGGCGCGCGCCTGCGGCGCAAGGAGACCCGCGCCCAGATCGCTCGCGCCATGGGGCTCGGGCTCGAGATCGTGGGCCGGGTGGCGCCGGCCCGGCGCGTGGACGGCGCCGAGGTGGCGGCGCGCGCGGCGCGGGGGGAGTCGATCCAGGCGATCGCTGCAGCGATGGGGTGGCCCAAGAACACCATCTACATCTACTGCAGGCGCCACGGGATCGAGGGCCGCTTCGATCCGGAGCTGCGGGGCGGCCCCGGCCTGCCGCGGCTGCACAAGACGCCCGGCGCGCACCAGACGCCGCTCAGCCTGCGCCTGCGGCAGCTGCGCTGCGGAGCGAACCTCACGGCGCGGAAGGTCGCCCCGATCGCGGGCATGGGCTACAGCGCCTACCGCGCCATGGAGGCGGGCCGCGTGCGCCCCCAGGCGCAGACCCTCGCCCGCCTCGCCCGCTTCTACAAGGTGCCGCTGGCGGAGCTGCTGGCGCTAGCGCCGCAGAGCGGGGGCCTGGCCCAGCGCGGCGGCAGCGCGGCCAGCCTGGACGAGCTGGCCGCCGCCCTCGGGCTACCTCAGGATCGTTGACGTCTGCCGTGATGCTTGCTATATAGCAAGCATGAGCAATTCAAACGACCACCTGCTCGACCTCCTCAACGGCACCCCCCTCACCCCCGACAACCTGAAGGCGGTCGCCAACCGGCCTGGCTGCCCGCCTGAGCTGTCAGCTGGCATCAAGATCGCCCTGATGATGCAGGAGCGCCTCAAGACCGCCGCCGGAGACGATGCGCTGCTTCGCGGGGCCAGGCCGCTGGTGCTGCTGACCACGTGCCAGGGGTGCAGCGAGACCATGCTGCGCGAGGAGGCGACGTGGATAAACGACGAGCCCTACCACCAGGGCTGCATACCCGCGGTGCGAGTAGAGCAGACGATCCCCGGGCCGCGCACCCTCACGGTTGCCCTGAACCCTGATGGCACCATCGCCGAGGTGGATGCGCAGTTCATCGAGAGGACGTATCGCGTGAACGTCGATCGCACCAAGGACCTGCGCACCTGCGACACCCTGCCCCTCATTTGATGTCGAATTTTAGGACCCCCGGCGCCGATGTCTCTCGGCGGGACACCACCTGCCGCAAGGTGGGCTACCTCGGCCAGCTCCAGCTCGGCGCGGAGCCCGGCCGCGCGGGGTGGGTGCGGCGCGCGCTGCGCCTGCGGGTGGCCGAGAGCCGCCAGGATCGCGCCCTGTGCGCCCGGATCCTGCGCGAGCGGCACTATCTGCAGTCGAGCAAGATGCGGCCCCACACCCTGGTGCTGAGCGTGCTGGCGGACCTGCAGGGCGCTGGCCCTGGCGATGCCGGCGCCGCAGGCCTGGTTCAGGTGGCCGCGCTGCCCGGGAACTACCCGGTGCTGCAGGCGGTCGGAGCGGCGCAGTATGAGGCGCTCACCCTGCACCGCCTGTGGCGCGCCGACGATCTGGGGCCCGCGGTGGCCCCCGGCCTCACCCCGGAGTTCCTGCGGCGCGTCGTGCGCGGGGAGCGGGGCCGCGGACCCTGGCGAGGCCTTCGAGAAGAATGGCTCGCCCGCAAGTGCCGGGAGGACGGCTGGCGCGCCGCGCCGCGGCTCCTGCTCACCTATGCCGACCCGGGCCAGGGCCACGACGGCGCCACCTACCTCGCCGCGGGCGCGATCGCCTGCGGCCTGTGCCCGAGCGGCAAGCTGCTCTTCGTCTGGTCCCTGGATCAGGCGCTGTCCGAACCTCTCAAGCGGTGGGCTGCGGCCCGCCTGGACCGACAACCCGAAGGAGGAGTCTGACCATGCTGTCCCGAAGGAATTTTGTTCGTCTCGTCGCTGGCGCTCTGGTTCTTACCCCCCCCCTCGTCGGACTGGCGCAGGTGCCCGGTTGGAAGATCTGCCACAAGGAGGGCCACCTGAAGGGCTCCAAGACGTACACGACGGACTATCCCGTCAACGGCTACCCGGGCTGCACCAAGACGCTGCACTCCACCAAGTGCCCCCGGTGCAACAGCGACTGGACCTTCAAGGTGACCTTCTCGGGCGTCTGCCCCAAGCAGGATGACGACGACGCCTGCTGATTTTTCAGCTCCGATCGATAGATCCGCCTCCGATCGGCGTCTTATAGCTCCGCGCTTTTACCCCACCTGACATCCTGTGACCTGAGTCACACACCCGCACAGCGTCATCCGATCATCCCTCCATCCGTTCTCCTTGCGGTGTAGGGTCCTGCGACGGAGCACGCGCCTGCTCAAAAAAGTCGCTTGCTCATTATTCGCGCGTGATGATGCTTGCTAGCTAGCAAGTAAAGGAGCACCTCACCATGATCAAGCCCCACATCCTTGTTAGCGTACTCATCCTTATTCTGTTTGCCTGCGGCCAAGCTCCCGACGGTGGACCGCCGATTGATGGTGTAATCTGGAATGTGCGTAACTTCACACTATCCCCGCTTGGGACACCGGTCACAATGAGCGCTGCGCAGTGTGGGCGCCCGAGCGCCAGCACCCTGATCGTTGCGCTGCACGATCTGGGGTACGACCGTCGCCAGTTCACAGAGACCGCGCAAGGTCTCGGCGCCTCCATGGCGCAGGCGCTGTGTAGCAGCGGGGTCGCGGTGCTCGCACCCGACCTCCTCGGCGCCGGCTCCTCCGCCCGCGTGGATGGTGATCAGCTCACCCTGGATGTGCAGGCCCTGGCGATGCAGCAGATGCTCGGCCAGCTGCCGCGCTGGGAGCGCATCGTGCTGCTCGGCCAGGGCGGCGGCGGCGCGGTGGCGGTGCGCGCCTCGACGGGCATCGCACGCACGGCGCTCGCGCTCCTCGGCTTCTCGATTCACAGCTACGTCTTCCCGGTGCTGCCCGTCTCCTTTCAGCCGATCCTGCAGCAGGGGCCTTACGTCGACTGGCGCCAGCCCGCCCCCGGCCCCGACTCGATCCGCAGCTTTTTGGGCTACTACCAGCCTGGCGCAGCCCCCGGCGCCGCGGCCTGGGATGACAAGGTGCTCGGCCAGGCGGCGCCGCGCGGCTCCTGGTGGCAGATGCTGCAGCTCCAGGGGCAGCCGACCGTGCTGCGCCCTGGCCTAGTCACCCACCCCGTGCTGGAGGTGCTGGGCGACCGCGATCCCTGGTTCCCGGCCTCGCAGGGGCAGCAGGACCAGGCGCTCTTCCCGCTGGCGCCCCGCTTCGAGGTGGCGACCGCAGCGCAGACGGGGCACGCGCTGCCGCAGCACCTGAGCGCCCCGCAGACCACGCAGCTCCTGCTTGCCTGGGTGCAGAGTCTATAGCAAGCTAGCCAGCATCCAAGGAGCACCCCATGCCCACCAGCAAGCACCTCAAGCGCCTAGTCCGCGCCCGGATGGCCGAGACGGGCGAGAAGTACACCACCGCCCTCGCGGCCCTGCAGGCGCTGCGCCCCGCCGCCGAGACCACCGAGGAGAGAGCCACCCCGCAGAAGGAGCCCGCCGATGCCCAAGCTGAATGATCACGATCCCGTCCCCGCGTTCCTGCAGCACTTCGTCGGCAAGACGATCGGCGTCCTCGACAAGAACAAGATGGGCATGGGCGGGGGCGTCTTCCGTGGCTGCGAGGGCAGCTTCCTGCTCTTCTCCGAGAAGGAGAACGACGAGACGATCGCGGTGGCCGTCTCGATCGATGTGGTGGCGATCGTGTTCACTGTCGAGAGCGGGGGCGGCAAGATCCTGAGCATGGTGCCCGGCGACATGCCGCCGCCCCGCGATACGTAGTTCAGAAATAAATTCTTGCCGTCGCGCGCCCCTTGCGCTATCTATACATAGCAACCAAGGAGCACCCCGAATGACCCACCGCACCGCCAAGAAGATCCTCGCCCAGCACCACGGCAACCTGCGCACCGCCAAGCGCGATCGCCTCGCCCGTGCGAGCGCGATCGCCCTGCGCAAGAGCGCCTGCAGCCAGGGCGCCTGTCGGCCTGCGGTGACAAGCTGCCCTAGCGGCCCGACCTCCCCTCTCGCTGCGGCCCCCTGGCGGGGCCTTTTTTATTGCTATACTTGTAGGCATGCCCAAGCGCCGCTCTCCTCGCCCTGATGAAGCCCCCTTCGTGCCCGAAGGCCTGCCGCGCGTCGCGTTCCCCGACCCCCTGAAGCGCCGCAGCAAGCACACCCCGAGCGGCCCAGAGCAGATGGAGCTGCGCTACCGGGAGATCCAGGAGCGCCTGCTCGTGCGGGGCCAGCATCCCACCAAGGTCTGCGAGGAGATGTCGAAGCTCTACGACTGCACCCCGGGGTGCGTCGTGCAGTGGATCAAGGCCGCCCGCGAGCGCTGGCGCGCGCTCACCAGCAAGGACGAGCTGGTGGACCGCCAGGAGCAGCTGGAGGCCATGGCCCACAACCTCTACGAGATGGCGCTCGGCGACCGCGCCTGGCAGGGCATGGACGAGCTGCTTGACGAGCTGCAGGCCGCCGCCGCGGGGCGCGACAAGGCGCGCCTGGCCGCGGTGGTCGAGCAGCTCCTGGCGCTGCGCAACGCCCGGCGCCCAAACCTCAAAGTGGCGGCGACCCTCATCGCGAACCTCGGCAAGTTCTACGGGCTCGGGCAGACGCTCAAGCTGGACATCCCCGGCCTCACCCTGGCCGTGGCGCAGGCGATCCCGGCGCCTGCGGAGACCACCCCGGCCGCACCGCCCAAGGCCGATGGCGAAGGCCAGTAACGATACCGTCGCGCTCGTCCGCGCCCTGTGGAAGCTGCACCAGCAGGGCAGGACCGATGTCGAGATCGTGAACCTGCTCGGGCGTCAGGGCGTCCACATGAGCCGCTACGACGTGCAGCGCGTCATCGCTGCCGCCCGGGAGCAGGCGGAGCGCAGCGTCGCAGGCGCCCCGGCCGCGCCGCAAGACCTGCTCAGCTTCATCCCCGCCGTCTCGCCCAAGTATGGGAGGCCCCTGCACCTCCTGCCGCTCACCCAGGCGCTGGAGGCCTCGCTGCACCGGCCCATGCGGTGCGTCATCCACGCGCCGCCCCGGCACGCGAAGTCAGAGACGATCCTTCACGCGATCGTCTACTGGATGCTCCAGAAGCCCGCGGAGGTGACGGGCTACGCGGCCTACGGCGCGAGCCTCGCGCTCACGCAGAGCCGCAAGGCGCGCGCGATCGCGGGCCGCATGAACATCCCCCTCGCTGTCGACGCGAATCGCCTTTCGGAGTGGCGCACCGAGGAGGATGGCGGCATGCTCGCGACCTCGGTGGGTGGGCCGCTCACGGGCAAGGGCGTGATGCGCATGGTCGTCGACGACCCGATCAAGGGCCGTGCGGAGGCGGAGAGCCGCCTCATCCGCGATCGCATCTGGGACTGGTTCTCCTCCGACGTGATGACGCGAATCGAGCCCGGCGGCAGCGTGTTCGTGTGCATGACCAGGTGGCATGAGCAGGACCTGTCGGGGCGCCTGCTCAAGGAGCAGGGCAAGCACCGGCCCGAGTGCGAGGATCCCACATGCCAGGGCTGCGGGCCCGATCCGGAGAACGGCTACGAGGAGATCCGCCTCCCCGCGATCAATGACGCGGGGGAGTCGCTGTGGCCCGAGCGCTGGCCCATCGAGGCGATGCTGCGCCGCAAGAAGGAGGTGGGCGAGTACACCTGGAGCGGCCTGTACCAGGGGCGCCCGCGGCGGCGCGGCGGCAAGGTGTTCGAGGGGACCTTCTTCTACGACCGCGCCGCGCTGCCCACCCAGGGCTACAGCATCATCATCGGCCTCGATCTGAACTACACCGAGAGCACCCAGGCAGACTGGAGCGTCGCGGTGGCGATGATGAAGCACGGCTCGGGCGACAAGGCGAAGTTCTACATCCTGGAGGTGCTGCGGGTGCAGACGACAGCGCCGAAGCTCGCCGACGAGCTGCGCAAGATGCGGCGGCGCCACCACGGCGCGCGGATCGTCAGCATCTACTACGGCACCGAGACCGGCACGATCGATCTGTTCCGCACAGACCGTAAGCTACCCATCACCGGCATCAAGCGATCGGGCGACAAGTTCGTCCGCGCGCAGCCCTGCGCGGCGGCATGGAACGCAGGGCGCATCATGCTGCCGCAGCGCGCCCGCCCGAGCGAGGGCGGCGACATCGAGGAGGAGGACGCGGAGTTCCCGTGGATGGATCCCTTCGTCGATGTCGTCACCGAGTTCACCGGCGTGAAGGATCTGGTGGACGACGACGTAGACGCGCTCACCGCGGCCTACGAGGGCCTCGCTGGCGTCGGCGCTGCGATGGATGAGGAGCAGGCGGAGGCGCTCGGCGCGGCCCTCGCGGAGGGCAACAGCCCGCTCGCGCCGGGGGCAACGCCGGTGGTGTCGGTTCTGAGGCGCAAGGAGGCGGAGGAGGGGCCGCTGGCGCTCGGGCCAGCGATCGGGGCGGATCACGACGTGGGCTGGTGCTCGATCGAGTGAGCTAGGCGCCGGGGGCGGCGGGCAGCTCCTGATCGGCGACCGCGGCCTCGGCCTCCGCGAGCAGCGACTCCCCGAAGGTGGTCAGGCTCGCGGCCTGCGCCTCGGCCTCGGCGCTGCCGATCTGGCCGATGGTCTGGACGGCGCCAAAGACCATCAGGGCCTGCCCGGCCTTCTGGCGCGCGATCGAGGCGCTCTCGCTGCGCCCCTTGGCCTCGGTGAGCTCGCGCTGCGCCTCCTCGTTGTCGGCCTTGGCCTGGGCCAGCTCCTCGGCGGCCTTCTGGGCCAGCGCGGAGCCCTTGGCCTCCTCCTGGCTAGCGGAGTCGGCCTTCTGCTGGGCCTTCAGGTTGGCGGTGTTGGCGCGATCGATCTGGGCGGACACGTTCGGCATGGGCATCCTCTGTCGGGGGGTTGTGTGCACGGGACAGACCAGATCTAGCCCGGCTCAGGCACAAAAAGGAAGGGCCACGGTTCGCGCCGTGGCCCTTTGGTGGCTTGGCGGTTAGCGCCGAGCCTGCAGACACCTGACGCCCGGCGGGATGCCGCGCCCGCTGCCGCAGCGCCACGAGATGAGGTCTACTTCGTCGCCCGCGAGGAAGATCGGCGGCGGGGCGGGCATGTGCATGCGCTCGCGCCGCGCGGCCTCCGCGGCGTGCCAGGCAGGATCGCACCCACCGAGGCACCGGGGGCCGCAGAAGCGCGCCTGCTTCACCTCGCGCAGGAGCGCCTTTTGATGCTGCTGCGCCGGGCCCCTGGGGGCGATCTGACGCAGGAGCAGGAGCCGCACCTGCAGCCGGGCCACGATCTCGTCATAGGTCATGCGATCTCCGTCGGCGAACGAAAGTTCAGAAATAATTTCTTGCCATCCGATCCAAGCATAGCTATAAATATATCCATGACGAAGACGAACCCGAAGATCGAAGTGACCACCCCGGCGCTGGAGCGCGAGAAGGTGGCTTACCAGTTCGCGCAGGCCCTGGAGCAGGGCGACTTCGACACCATGGCCCGCATCCACGCGATGGCGGAGACCGACCCGGCCCTTGAGGCGGCCATCACCGCGCTGCAGGAGGACGCGGCGGCGGCAGAGCCTGAGGTGGTCGCGGCCACCGCCCCCCGGGCGAAGTACCCGGCCTAGCCGGGGCCGGGGGGCCGATCGGCCCCCCTTGTTAAGAAATAATTCCTTGCCATTGTCAGGGCACAGAAGTATATATAGCTAGCAAGCAACGAGACGAGCAGGAGCCAGCCGATGATGACCGCCGCCGCACAGAGCCAGCCGACCCCCGCCACCCCGGCCCCGCGCGCCTTCAACGTGCGCACCGAGAGCGCCAGCGAGATCGCCCGCGCCGCCAAGGACGGTGACTACCTGACGTGGCCGACGGGCCAGCAGCCGGGGCGCAGCGCCACCGAGGCCGAGCGCCACCAGAGCAACCTGGAGCGCCTGCTCAAGCGCCGCGGGCTGCGCCTCGTGGGCCTCACCGTGCGCCCCTACGCCTGGTGCTTCGGCTGCGAGAAGCCCAAGGCGAAGTGCCCCTGCAACACCCCGTAACCAGCGACACCACCACTGCGAGAGGAGGCACCCGATCATGCGCCGCACCAACGTCACCAAGCTTCCCTGCCCGCTCATGGACATCACCGTCTACAAGGCGGTGGGCGAGACCGCCGCCGACGCCTGCCGCCGGGCCGATGAGGAGGGGCTCATCCTCGGCAAGTACCAGGACTCAGGGAACGATGCCACCAGCGCGCCCGCGATCGGCCTGAGCGTCGAGGAGGCGACCGATCTGGTGCAGGTGGACCCCGGGCTGGTGTTCATCATCCTCAACCACCAGCTCAACGTGGACGCCGACGGCAAGACGAGCGACGGCTGCACCTTCCTGCCGGTCGGGCACACCCAGGGCGCGGGGCGAGAGGAGTGCTGGGTGGCCAGCTACCGCTGGGTGCGCAGCTACGCCTTCGACCGCGATCCCGCCCTGGAGTACACCTTCCTGCGCGCCGAGGCGGTGGCGGAGTTCAAGGCGGACGTGCTCAAGGTCGAGGCGCTGCTGGCCGAGCGCGGCCTGCGCCCGCCGCGCTGGCACGTCTGCCAGCAGGTGGACGCCCACGGGCGCGAGTGGACCGCCGAGGACGTGGCGGGGTCGTGGGGCTGCGATCTGGCGCTGCGCCAGGTGGCGGCGCGCCAGGAGGCGCTGCAGCCGCTGTCGTCCGCGCAGCTGGGCCAGCGCATGGGGTTCCCGGAGCTGCGGGGCCTCGATCCCGCCACCCTGGCTCACCTGCGGCGCTTCCCGGGCTTCCAGCGCTGGGAGGAGCAGCAGGGGCGCGGTTTCCAGGCGGATCCGCCCTACACCGCGGTGCCGCTGCCGATCGATCTCTCCATCCCCCCGCTGCCCACCCCGGCGCCGGCCCAGCGCATGGCCTACGTGGTGTATGAGAGCGAGGAGCTGCGCGGCGTGAACCGCCTGCTCCTGGAGTTCTGCAGCCACTTCCCCGACCTCGCCTTCGTGAGCCTGCGCAGCGTGCTGGCGCTCCTGGACCTGATCAGCCCGTGGGGCGCGATGCAGGAGGGCATCGGGCAGATCGGCCTGGAGCAGGAGCTGCAGATGGGTGGCGAGGGCGAGCACGTGGCCAGCTTCACGCTCACCAGCGATGAGCTGCGGCTCATCCCGCGCGGCGGCGATCGCACCCTCGCGATCAGCCGCTGCCCCACCGGCAAGGGCACCCTGCGCTACAAGGTGATCCTCGACTACCGCGCGCGGCCCTCGCTGCGCCAGGCGGCGCTCGGGCAGGTGCAGGCGCCCGGGCTGCAGCGGCTCCTCATCGAGGAGGTGGGGCAGGGCCAGTACGCCCACCGCCCCGATCCGGCGCTGTACGACGCGATCGCCCCTGTTCAGAAATAATTGCTTGCCATCCATCCCGCGCCGGTCTATACATAGCTAGCAAGTGACGCGGGAGCATAGATGACCAACCCACACCCCAAGATCCTGATCGTCGCCTCGGTGCAGGCGTGCCAGGGCGGCGGCTTCGCGCCGCAGATCTCCGTCAACGCCTATCAGGTGCGCTGCAGCTACCCGGTGAACGGCTACAGCCGCGCCGTCGCAGAGGATCTGGCGCGCATCGCGGCCCGGGAGGAGGGCGCGCGATACATCGGCGACTGGGATGTCAGGATCGAGGAGAACTTCAAGTCATGACCACGACGACCAAGGGGCCATCCGAGATGGCCAGGCGCCCTGTGACCGATCACGACATCGCCCAGCGCCTGGCGGCCTGGCAGCGCCAGTTCTGCGCCCACGGCTACGCCAAGACCCCCGTGCTCAGCACCACGTGCCTGAGCTGCGCGGTGGCCTGGCACCTGGAGGAGACCCGGGTGCAGCGCGGCACCTCGGCCCAGCTGCGCGCGGAGCTGCAGTGGAAGGATGAGGCCCTGCAGGGCGCCACGGTGCTCTTCACGCGGGCGCGGGTGCGCGGGGCGATGTGGAAGCGCCTCGCCAGCACGCTCTACCAGGGCCTGGGGGCCACCCCGTTCATCCGCGGCGCTGTGATGAAGCGCTGGCGCACCAAGGAAGGTGCGCGGTGACCGGCCCCTACGGCGTGCGCGTGGCAGCGCAGGAGCTGCTCGATCGGATCCGGGGCCTGGCCCTGGAGACCACCGAGGAGGAGGCAGAGCGGGCGCATGCCCTACTGCTCAAGCTCGATGGCCAGATGCAGCACCTGCAGATGCACCTGGACAACGCCCCCATGCCGATCGGCGCGTGGGGCACAGAGCCTGCGGATGCGGCGGCGCGCCTGCGGGGGGCGGAGCTCGCGCCGGGCGCCGGGGCCCGCTCGCTCAGCGTGCAGGAGGAGATCGCCTACCTCGGCGGCACCCTGAAGCGGCCGACCTATGCGCAGGTGGCGATCGAGTACGAGCCGGCGCGGGCGCTCCTGTACCAGGAGGGTTTGGCGCTGTACCTGTGGAGCTGGCGCGACATCGCCACCACGCCCGACGCGCTGGCCGAGGCGATCGCGAGCGACGTGGCGCAGGCGATCGGCTGCCGCTCGGTGAAGGTGATCATTACCCAGCGCGCGAGCGTCCTGTCGGGGGCGCTGGCGATGCAGGCCTACGTGGCGAGGTGACGTGATGAACCTGGCAGAAGAAGCGATCGGCGGCGTGGTGCTGCTGATATGGATCCTGTTCATGTCCGACGCGCCGAAGTGGCTCGGCAAGGAGATCTCCGCCGCCCTGGCGCATCGGCGGAAGCTCCGCGAGCTCAAGGCCCAGCAGGAGCAGCTGAGGCTGCAGCAGGATGACGCATGGCTGCGCGATCAGAAGACGCTCGGCCCATGATCGCGACACCAAGCCGGAGAACACCATGCCGCGCGTGAAGAAGGATGCCGAGGTGGTCAGGCTGAGCCTGGAGGTCAGCCCGGCGGTTCGAGAGCGGATGGACTCGCTGCTCAAGAGAACCGAGGCGGACAGCCTGACGGCGGTGATCCGGCGCTCGCTGGTGGTCTACGACCTGCTGATGACCCACTTCGAGCAGGGCGGGCGCATCATCCTCACCGGCGCGGGCGAGCCCGATCAGAGGCTTGTGCTGCCCTGATCACGCCCGCGGCACCGCGCAGCCGCCCCACCGCGCCCGGTGCCACGCTCCCACCTCCGCAGCCCGCTCCGACTCCGCCCGCAGCTGCCGCGCCGTCTCCTGCGCAGATGCCACGATCCCCGCCGCCCGCAGCGCCAGGTGCTGCTTCTGCAGGATCCGCGGGTCCGGGAGCCGCGCGCAGCCGCGCAGGTGCTCTCCACACACCCGCAGGCACAGGATGTTGTTCACGCGGCCCTGGTGCACGCTGATCAGGGTGCACAGCGCCGGCTCACCGCAGTAGACGCACGGCACACCC